AGATCGTTCGCGCGAACGTCAAGGCGGTTGCCTAAGATGGTCGCGCCAACTCTCAATAATCGCCTCACCAATGTAGGCTATCGTGATCCGGGCGAGCCGGAGGCGCAATGGTTTACAACGGTAGAGGCCGCGCGCGAGGCCGCGCGCTTTCAATCACTATTTCACTATGTGATCGATGAGTGGCGACCTGATAAGAACGGCACGTATCGTCGTCATCGCATTCAACAGACCTGTCGCGGATAACAATGACGCACACTGAACTTGCGGCGCTGCGTGAGCGCCTTGGAATGACGCGCCGCGAAATGGCCGTTGAGTTAGGGATCAGCCAAAGCCGGCTGCTGGACTATGAGATAGGCTATACGCGAGGACGGGGAACCCCGGCCCCTATACCTAAGAGCATCGTCTTGGCTCTTGCTCAGGTGCAACAGAACTCTATGAAGGAATAAGGTAATCATGACCAATGATCTCCTCATCAAACTCTGCCAGGAAAAACTCGACGCTCAAAAGACCTACGAGTGTTGGAGTTTACAAAATACCTACGGGAAAACCGCCGAAGAATTGATCTCTATCGATCTCGGTTATCGTCAGGCGCAGGTCCGCTATGCGGCTGCTACAGCGGCCTATGAGGCGGCGCTGGTTGCGAGAAGCCACCTTATTGAGGGTTAGCGAGATGACAGGACTACACTCAGCCGACGTGTCCGGCGACAGGTACGATCCTGTACAGGGCGCGGGCGAGTCCGCAGACACGCCGGACTCGCCCGCTACCCGCCCCAACGTCACCTGAAGTGAGGATAGCGTGATAAAGTTGATAACCCGAGCGGAGCTGGACGCTCTCTGTCGCGAACAAGATCAAATGCGGGACGCACTTTTTGCGGCGGCATCCCGGTTCGATGATATTGCAACCATAACCGAACGCGAAGGCGCTTATACCAATATTGGTTTCTTTCGCCAAAGCGCCGTTCGATGCCGGAGAGCGGCGGAAGGTGGCAGCTTTTATTGAAACGTAATGCGGAGATAAGGTAATGGGCTTGCCGAATAATGAGACCCGCGACGCGCTCAATCTTCATTGGCAAGCGTCGCAATTGCGCGCTAAAGCGCACAAGCTTGAATGCGAGGCTCAGGCGCTTCTGACGAAAGCTTTGGAGATCGAGAAAGACCTACGAGAATTTCGTGACGCTCAACGCTCTATTGCCTAATAGGAGCAGATCGTGAGCAGTTATCGACAGATGACCAAGGACCCGCGATCCGGCGAGTTCGTCATGGCCGATTGGCTCGACGACTATTTCGGTCGTCGCCGCTACGGTGTTCGCTTTCCAGACGGCATCACACTGGAAGCCGATAAATACTCCCGATGGGAGACTCGCTACGAATTCGGAGATATCAATGACCAACATCGCTGAGAAGCCGCACTTCGACCGCATCATGCAGATCGAGGGCGAGATCGCCGAGCGACGGGAAGACCTGAAGGCGCTTTGGCAGTCCGCCAGGGACGCGCTCGACAAGGACGATCTGAAGGTTCTGAAGCGTGCCGTCAAACTGGCGCTGGAAGACCCAGACAAGGCTAAGGAACGCCGGGAGCTTGAGCGCAAGGCGCAGTTGCTCGTCGAACAGCTTGGTCCGCTGGGCGAGGCTGCCGTGAGGGCCGCTCAGTGAAAGTGACCGCCGAAATGGTTGAGGCCGGCGCGAAGGCGCTCCGCGAGCGCCTGCAATCCGGTAAGCGTCTGAACGCTTGGGAGACATTACCGAACACGACCAAACTAAAATGGCGCGCGCATGCCAATACCGTTCTCCAGGCAACGGCAAACGCCGCTACTATGGAATAGCGCGATATGCCTTTTGGTGAACCTACTATGATCGCTGGTCAGCGGCGCTATGGTTGCTGGGCTGGCCTACCAAATGGCGTACCCGAAGATAAGGCGCGTTGTATAGAGGAAGTCTGGAGAAGCGAAGGAAACCATTCCTACCATTATCAATGTCAGCGAAAGCGCGGGCACGGGCCGGAGGGTCTTTATTGCAAAACGCACACTCCTGAAGCAAAAGCTGCGCGGGAAATTGCCGCGAATGCTCGCTATCAATCTCATCGGCTGGACTCGTCTATTGAAGCGGCCCGACGAGAGATAGTCGAGACCGCACGCAAGGCATTTAAGCAGGAGGCAAGTTTTGACGAATTAGAGATAGCCGTCATGAATCTCGAAGCACTGATCACAAAACGCGCTATCCACAAATAACGGAGTGACCAATGTGCATGTGGGACGAGTGCGATGATTATCCTTCGATCCATCGCAGCAAGGACGTAACGGCCCGCAAAGAACATCGCTGCTGCGAGTGCGGGCGCATCATTGCCATCGGGGAGCGCTATCACTACGCGTTCCAAATCTACGATGGCGACCCGTACCAATTCCACACGTGCTCCCATTGTTTGGTAGCGCAGGCATGGCTTAGGCGAGAATGCGGTGGGTTTTTAATCGAAGGAGTCTGGGAAGACATCGCCGAGCACATCCGGGAATATCCCGCACTGCGGTTCCCGCTCGGCCGTCTCATGGTTGGTTTTCGCAAGAAATGGGCGGGTTTTCCTATACCTGCTATACCAACAGCGACTTCGCATGAGTATGTCGCGTGATGTGTCCATAGGGGAAGAGCGGAAAATGCTGAGACCTATCTCAACGCCACCGAGCGCCGCTTATTTCAACGAACAGAACCCTCCACGGCACTATGAATGCAGCGGCATTCTCGGTTTGCATACGCGTTTCAGGCTAGAGATATTCGGCGATAGAATCCGCTCAAATACTCTCGCTCATCTCATCGCTCACCTTGAGTTGCTGGGGAAATGGCTTCGGGAAGATGAGGCCAAAGATTCATCGGCCGGCGAAGTCGAAGTTGCCTCTTGGAATAACAAACCTCTATTGTGAGTTAGGACGATGACGCATGTGAACTGGAAAAGATGGCCACTAAAGGCGTTGCGTAGACAGCTTTCTGCCATTGAAGCGAGTGCGGCAAGGCTTCGTTCTGTGCAACCTAAAAATGAAAATGAGCGGCTAATCTATCGGCGGGAAATAAGAGATTCTGAGAACTGCGCGGATGACATCCGCGCCGCTATTCGTCATCACTTGATGAATGTATAACGCGATGAGAAATGAAATCCGGTCGGAGGAACAAGGTGTAGCGTCAACCTGCGAGGATGGCACCCCTCCGTTTTCTGCCGCGTGGCCCCGGACGGTGGATGAACCGGGGCAACCTATTCGTGTCCATGTGCCTTACTGGAAGACGAAGCATGGACACTCATGGTTTGAGTGGTTGAACATGTACTACGGACGCGGCGATTTCCTTGCTCGTTCATACCCTTACAGCGCTAACAACGGATAAGAGAAGATGAGTGACTTTACCGTTTTCGATGAAGAACGCCCTGGAATCGAGCTTCTGCATATCCGCAGTGGAGAGCCTGGCTATCAGGACGAAGATATCCTCTTATCGAATAGCCTTGGAAATGGCTTCCGTATTGAGATTGGTGATTCGGGAGACGATGGTTGCGGATGCTACCATGTCTTCCATTTCCATGAGCCAGATACGGCACGGCGAATAGCTGGAAAACTTATAGAATGGTCGAATCGAATTGGATGCCCTCCGCCTCACCCTATCGACGCATAGGGGAATGACGTGGCAAGCAACGAAGCTTGGGCGCTCCTTGAAGAATTCCGCAGCCAATGGATCGGCCGGAAGCGAGAGCCGACCGACGAAGATTTGGCGGAGTTCATAGACAGAGTTTTAGAGGCCAGAAACGATGATGATTTCTTTGAGCCGGAGGATTGTTGATGGAAAATACGTCCCCTCATTCGATTCTGGAAAGGTCTAAGCATGTCAGGCGGAACGCCGTGACCGGGAAAGAAATACGGGAACCGATGCCTTCCCCGCATGAGGTAGCTATACTGCGCCGCGCGGCGCGCGGGTACGTCCAAGTCACCATGAGAGAGGGCACCAATCCGCTCTACAGCTACGACGATGGTGTGGTCATTAACAGCGGAAAACGCGACGGGTCGGAACTCGGTGCAGGGGCATTCAACCGCATGGTCAAACAAGGTTGGTTAATTCCGATCAAAGGCGAAAGCCTTTTGGGGGATGAGGGGCCGGCCCAAAGGTACACGGCTCAGCGTCTTATTCATCGATAGGGTAAACATGCGAGTTCTAGTCGCCTGCGAGTTTTCCGGTGTTGTGCGCCACGCCTTCCGTGAGCGCGGTCATGACGCATGGTCCTGCGACCTATTGCCGGCTGAGGACAACGATGAGCATCATTTCCAGTCCAACATATTGGACCGCCTGCGTGACGGTTGGGATATCATGGTGGCTCATCCTCCGTGTACTCATTTGGCAGTTTCCGGCGCACGCTGGTTCGCTGAAAAGCGAACGGAACAAGCTGCTGCGCTCGACTTTGTTAGGGCGCTTATGGATGCGCCCATACCTCGGATTGCTCTTGAAAATCCCGTGTCTGTTATCAGCACTCGCATTCGTCGCCCTGACCAGATAATTCAACCTTGGCAGTTTGGACATGGCGAGACGAAAGCAACATGCCTTTGGTTACGCGGCTTGCCAAGATTGGAGCCAACCAGGATTGTCGAGGGACGGCAGGGACGGGTATGGCGTGAACCCCCGTCGCCCGAACGCTGGAAAAACCGCAGCCGCACCTACGTAGGAATTGCATCCGCAATGGCCGCACAATGGGGCTGAACAATCTCACCCTATATCCACATAAAGGGTTGACATAAGAACGCGATTTTTGCGATGCTTCTGTTGCTGCCGGCGGGCAAGCTGCGCCACCAAAATCCCGGCCAGGGGCCAGCCATAATGAGTCGGGTGCCTCGCGCCGGATGTACTCGGTGTCGGCAGTATTTTTAGGAGACCAGATGTTCGACTTCTCGCGTAGCCGCGCACCACGCACAACCGAGCTTTACGTGACGTGCTGGGGCGATTGGGAACGGTTCTGCGCCACGATCGACGCTAAGGCGCTCCCGGCGACCGCAGAGACGGTGTTGGAATTTTTGCGAGCCAGAGAGCCGACGCATTCCAGCAGCGCCCTCAGCGCCCGCAGAGCGGCTATCATCGCCGCTCATAAAGACGCACGGTCTCGACTGCCGAAAGCTAAGCGCGCGCCTTATATGCTCGACCACGACGACGCACTAGCGCTTGGCTGGAAGGAGATCAGCCGACGCAAGGGCAACCGCCATGTACCACGCGAGGCTATCGACGCGGCGAAGCTCAAGGTGTTCTTGGCGCAACTGCCCGATACCGCAGTCGGCATCATGGATCGCGCCGCGCTTCTGGTTGGCTTCTCCATCGCCATGCGCCGGTCGGAGATCGCCGCACTCAATCGTGACGATATCGAATTCGACGGCGACGATACGATGCTGGTCCATATTCGGCGCAGCAAAACCGATCAGCAGGGCCACGGCGTTACACTAGCAGCCGGCCGTGGTGCTACGCCGGAAACATGTCCGATCGCCGCGATGAAACGCTGGCTCGAATGCAGCGGGATCACCGAAGGGCCACTCTTCCAACACCCCCGGTTCAAGGTCGGCAAACGTATCGACAACGCCTATGTCTATTGGGCGATCAAGCGTTATGCGAAGTCGGCTCGACTTGACCCTCGCCCGTTTGGCGGACATTCGCTACGGCGCGGCGCGATCACAACGATTCATGAGGCCGGCGTAGACCGCCAGTCGGGGATGCGTCAGAGCCGCCACAAATCGCCGGGCATTTATGACTCCTACATCGCGCACAAGGACGCGGCGGCAAATCTAGCTGTCGGCGCTATCGCCCGAGCGCTCTGAATCATCTTCGTGGCATTACGGAGATGATGTGACCGTATGGGAAATGATGTGACGCTTTGGAAGCTCCCCGCCGGCTATGCCAAAAGCCCGCGTAAGCCTGGCGTCAAGCGAGCGCACCCCGAACAAAGCCTACAGACGCACGTTGCGGAACTTCTGGGATGGCTCCTACCGCCGGAAGTGCCGTGGACCGCAATAGGCCACGGCGGTGGCGGAAAACAGCGCGGGATGATCCTCAAGGGCATGGGAGTTCACGCAGGATGGCCCGATCTGATGCTCATCTATCGCGGTCGCCCGTGCTTCATAGAGTTGAAGGCGACTCAGGGCGCGCTTAGTCCGGCGCAGAAGGTGGTACACACCGCAATCACAGTCGCTGGCGGCGTTGTCGCTGTCTGCCGCTCGATCGACCAGGTGCGCGATATCCTGGCCGTCTGGGGCATTCCCACGCGAGCGGAGAAGCCGAGCGCTACGCGGCTCCGGGAGGCTGGGGAGCGGATCGGCGACGGTCGTCAGCTATGAGTACGTCGCGGCAGCGGTCGGCTTGAGCACGCGTTTGGAAATACATCGATACGCACCGGTTGTCGGGATCGCTCACGTAGAACCATCCTTCGAAGATTGGGGCCATTTTCCTTGGCTTCTTGGCAAGCACGCGGACAGTGTAGCGCTCGCCGGAGTCATTGTCGTTCATCGCTTGTCCCATATGTCCGCGACATCGACGCCAAGCGCTTGAGCAATGTCGTGGCGCGTTTCGATTCCAGGAAACCTCACCTGTGCGTTTTCAATTCGCAGGATCGTGCGCTCGTCGTAGCCGGACTTTCGCGCCAGTTCCTCTTGAGTCCATCCACGCTGGCAGCGAAAATATCGGAGTTTGTCGCCAGATGCGAGCGAAACGCCATAGTCGATTGTTTCTGACAAACCTTGTAGCGCGACCAAGTCTCTGCAAAATCTCAATCCAATCGAGCGCCATGGCTCCGGTTTCGCTTCCCAATCGATCACGCTCAAGGTGTGCTCCTATTTACTAATAGCGCGGGTCCCGTTCTCCCGCACCGTTGCCCGAGGTATCCGCCTCGCCTCTGCATCGAGACAAAGCAGAGTAATTTCGTGGCGCACTTCACGACCCTTTGCATCCTTGATGACCGCAATGCAATGCCCATTTTTTCCGTGGTCTAAGCGCACCATCTTGCCCGAGCGCCAGCCGGCTCGCCACCAGCGAACTTGGCGGTTGAGTTTTGCGGCCTCCACTGCCTCTGCTAGCATCATCTCTCTATACCCCAATAGCATCATTTCGCCGGCTTAGGGCGGGGCGCTCCCCGCTGATAAGCTCGCTCACGCCGCGCTTGGCGCTTCGGATGCCCTTTCAGTGTCCGAGTCCGAGGATGCCCCCACCTGACAGCGTAGGGAACCGACAACGTGGCCATTTCTTCAATCTCCCGTTATAGCGACATAGGGTTGTGATTACGTGCCAGCGATCACCCTGTCAAACAATGCTAACACTGGTTCTGCGGATTTTTGATCATCATTCCAAGCAGTTAGATCGTCGCGATTGTCAAATCCAGCTACAGCAGCCATTTTATCCCAAAGTTCGTCTTTGCGGCCCCAATTATCAACCGCATTGTGCAGTGCCGATACGATACATTGAGGCCCCGCTCCTAGGGAGCCACATCTTGGCTGCCATCCCCAAGAGAGCAGGATTTCCCGCGCTCTAAGAAAATCGCGTTGATCCTGCGTCAGCAGCGAACCGTCGAAAGGCATGGTGTTCTCCTATTCTGATATAGGGCAGTTACGCGGCCTTCTCGGCATTTGCCGCCTTGTGAAGATCGGCTATCAAATCAGCCACTTCATCTGCGTAGTTTCAGGGCGCGGTCGCTTGCCCATGTCCCAAACGATCCAACAATAATCCGCCGTGCCACCCTTAGCCTCGACGGCTCCGCCACCAGGCGGCATACTTGGCCGACGCGAACAGATAAACACTTCAGCAGGCGGAATCTGCTGAAAAAGACGGTCGTAACGACCTTGAGACGCCAGAAACTTGATGTTGACGATGACCGCAATTTTACCTCTCACCATGATCATTGCACGGTGAATGAACTGTTCCGCGAATTTATATGGTGGATTGAAAATGATATTATCGTACACATGAGGGTCCGTCATGAAATCTAGGCGTTTAGCTGGCGCATATCCTCGGTCAACGATGTCCGCGCCAGTGGCGACATACCCCGCGTTGTGCGCCGCCTGGGGGATCGTTCCTTGACCGCAGCAGGGATCATGTATCTCGCCTTCAAAATGGCAAGCCGCTAAGAGTTTGCGCACAACCCACATCGGCTCGACATACCAATCATTATCAACCCGCTCAAAGTCGGTAATCGTGCGCTCGCCTGCAACATTGTGACGAGCTAGAACGGCCATTCTTGGCATTCCTTTTCTCCCTCAACCCGCACATCCCAATCGTCTGCGGCTAAATCCCACGCCGGCACAGAACATTCTTGCGGCTCTCCGCACTTGAGCACGATCAGTTTCCCTTTGCGCCAAACGGCGTCGCTCTCGTCATTCCAGCCTTTCCGGCGGATTATATATCCGTCTCGCGCCAGTTCCTCCGCTAGATGGTAAAGCATTCTTGTCGTCTCCTTATCAGCGCATAGCGCAGTGAGCGCCCTTTATGGGCGCTTCACCTCGCGATAGACTGTGACGGGATAGGTATTCGTCCCGTCGCTGAAAACCATGCCCGGCTCTAAATGGCGCATTTCCTGCGTCGGATGCGCCTCATAGGTCGCGCCGTCCTTGCAGATGCCATTCTTAATGTGCGTCATTGCTCGGTTGAAGGCGAATGGGTCGCTCCGGTCGGCTGCCGCATAATTCAGCGCGCCTTCAACAAGCCGCTGATCGATTTTTTGCTGTACGCTCATGGTTTTCTCCTTTCGTTAATGTCCGTTTAGGTTGTCAGGCTTGTCGAGCCGCATACCGACTGCGGGAGCGGCCCATACAATTCGACAATGCGCTCCAGGTCGGTGGTTTGTTCATCGTTCAGCGGATTCCGCCGCCGTGCTCGTGCGGGTTTGTAGGAAGCGCTTGCGTTCGGTGCTGCTCACCTTGCTATGTCCCCATAGAGTTACCATTAGAGGGCCAATTCCGGCGCTACCCGATCGCGCTCGGCATAGATTTCCGTCGCCTTTTTGTAGCCGGCGCGCTTCGCCTGAGCGTAGGACATGAAGCCATCGCGAGCCACGACCTGCTCACCCTCGAAAATGACGTACTCGTACTTGCTGTTGGTGCGGTAGTCCCGACCGACCGTCATTGAAAGCGCCATCACTCGTCTCCCGCTTCGTTAAGAGACATATTATCACTGTCCGCACGTGATGCAACAACTTTTTTTCGAGGTACGTAGCGGGCACGCTGGCAGGCTCGATTGGTGATCCGTTGGCGTTCATAGGTATAAGATGCGCGCAAGGCGACGAGGTTTGCAATGTCGCGGTCGATACGCGCCACCGCGTTCAATTCGTCAGGGGTTGCGCCCTCGCGCCAAAGTCGATCATTCATGCCGCGACATTTAGAGCGCGCCCGACGCTTCGTCAAGCCTTCTCTCACGTGCATACCGTGCTATCGCTCTTTCAGATTGCGATGATGACGGGGCGAATTAACGGTTGAGACGCGCCTCGGTTCCGTGCAAACTCAGCGCTGCGGGTCGCCCGTCAGGAGTCATGACCTGATTGTCCGGCCAATATCGCGCCTCCCGCTAAACGGCTTTGGCGACCCGCGTTCTATCCCGGCGAGGCATGGAGGCGCGCCGCTTTGCCGAAATCGCCTACAGATTACGTTCCCGTCGCCGAGGAGATCGAGGCGCACGCGCGACACGTCGCCATCGTCTACAGCGCCGCAAACGCCTATTTCTCACGCCAGCTACTCGCGCTCATCGACGCCAATACGCCCAGGCGGTTCGTCGATCTTGCGCAACAGTGGGAAATCGAGGCGCTGCGGTGAAGGGCAACGGGCATAGCCAGACATCGAATTGGCAATTCTCGCTCATCACGACGAACAAGGGCGTTCCCAAGCCGCTATTAGCCAACGCGATCACCGCGTTCAAGGAAGCGCCCGAGTGGCACGGCGTTCTGAAGTTTGATGCTTTCCGCCAACAGACAATCATTCGGGGAACCCCGCCCTGGTCGAGCGCGCCGGAAGATAGAATTTGGCTCGACCTTGACGATCTGCGCGCCGCGAACTGGCTGCAGCACAACGGCATTCTCGTATCCAAGGATACGGCCGGCCAAGCTGTCGAGGCCGCTGCGCAAGACGCGATCTTTCATCCGGTGGTGGATTACATTGAGCGCTGTCGCTGGGACGGCAGGCCGCGCCTCGACGAATGGCTAATCAAATGCCTTGGCGTCGAAGACACGCCGCTGGTCCGCGCTATCAGCGGTCGGTGGCTTATCAGCGCGGTCGCTCGCGTCATGCAGCCAGGGTGCAAGGCCGATTGTGCGCTCATTCTTGAGGGGCCACAGGGCAGAGGAAAATCATCTGCGCTCAAGACGATGTTTCACCCTTGGTTTACCGATGAGATATCCGACCTCGGCACCAAGGATGCCTCAATGCAATTGCCCGGCGCGTGGTGCTTCGAGATTGCCGAGCTTGACGCTATGGGACGCGGCGATGTTTCAAAGATCAAGGCGTTCATGTCTCGCACCGCCGATCGCTTCCGCCCGGCTTACGGGCATCGCGTAATTGAGCAACCGCGTCAGAACGTTTTCGCCGGCACCGTCAACCACAACGAATATCTGCGCGACGAAACCGGCGCGCGCCGTTTCTGGTCGGTCGCGACAGGGCGCATCGATCTCGACGCACTCGCTACAGTCCGCGACATGCTTTGGGCCGAAGCGAGAGACAGATTTCTAGCCGATGAAATTTGGTGGCTCGACAGCGAAGCACTGACTACGGCAGCAAGCGTCGAGCAGGAAGCGCGCCGAATAGTTGATCCGTGGCAGGATCAAATAGCGCAAAAGGTGTTGGTCCTATCCTCTACCACAGCCTCCGAAATGCTTATCGAATTGGGAATAGACGTTAAAGATCAACAACAAATCCACCAGAACCGCGCCGCCGCCTGCCTCAAGGCGCTCGGGTGGATACGCCGATCTATCCGTTATCGCGGAACACCGTCCTATCGCTATGTCCCACCCAACTACATACCGCCGTCCTTCACTTATTAACCCTACTACGCCCGAAATTACGGCAATAATACTGTCTTATATCCCCTACTACCGCCAATTTGTCGCTACGACTGTAAACCCTTGTTATCACTTATATGTAGTATATGTAGTAGGTGTAGTATGTATATATGGGTGTGTAAGGAGAAAAGAGGTATGAAAGTGCGGTGGGGGTCTACGAGGAAAATACCCCCTACACCCCAACTACGTACTACACGGAAAGTCCCACCGGGGGCGACGTTTCTGTTTGACACTTTGGCAAATTCATGCCAATAGCCGAGGCTCAAACGCATGCGTAGGAGCATCAAAACATGGGCATTTTCAGCGATTCGCCGACGTTGAAGCATCCGAAGGAGACGAGCGCTCCGCAGAACACGAGCGTCGGCAGTGGGTCGCGTCCTACGTCGTCGCGTTACAAGATCATGACGAGCGCACCTGCGGAGCCGCGCATGCTCGACCGTGGCGTGCCGGGCGCGTTGGGCGTTGGCGATTCGGGTGGTGGCAAGTCACAGAGCGACCGTTAGCCTATAGGTTGTGCGGAGATGCCGGTTTTGTGCCGGCATTTTCCCCAATGTGCATTATGCGACATTGCGCATGAACGATATCAATGAGTTAGGTTTCGCGTACTTGGCGAAACACAAGATGTTGTGTGGATAGGTGAGTCGTGCTGATTAATACCGAGATCGAAGCGCGCAGGACGATGGCGCAGGTCAAGGCGCTTAACAAATGCCTAGCTGTCGCGAGGACGCGGGCGGAGAAAGACTCGCTAGCTTCTCTCATCGCAGCAGCTAAGGCGCACTGGTGGGAGCGTGTGTCGATAGGTGAGCTGTGCTGACCGAACGTCCAACACGCAAGGTTAAGCTGACCAAGAAGCGCAAGCCTCGGGAGTACACTCCGGAGGAGCGGGCGGCGCGTTCGGAGCGTATGCGCCAGCTTAACGCGGCCGGCGGGATGAGTCGCAAGAAGGGGTCCAAATACCCTCACGGCGCGACGAATGCCGTGATCCCTCGCACGCCCGAGAACGCGGCGAAGATTTGTGACATGATCATTCAGGGTATGTCGCTCACCGCGATCGGGCATGCGATGGGCGCTAATAGCCATACCACGATCCTCATGTGGGTCGCTCAGGACGCGGAGTTCGAAGCTCAGTACCGCCGCGCCAAGGAGGCGCAAGCGGACGCTTTCGGGGAACAGATCATCGGCATTGCCGACGATGTTTCGGCCGACCATGTGACGAGGGTAGGGCGCGACGGGAAGGAGTATCGGGCCGTAGACAACGAGGCTGTGCTGCGCTCGCGGCTCCGTGTTGACGCGCGGTTCCGCATGATGGCGCATATGGCTCCGAGGCGGTATGGCCCGAAGGTGGATCACCAGCACTCGGGGGAGGTGATTGTGCGGACCACGATGTACGGCGATGCTCCCGCGCCAGCGCCGGCTAGGTACATTGATGTGACGCCTACGACTGAGGAGGGCGAGTGAATGGAGATCGAAATTAAAACCATTCCCCACGAGGGGCAGCGTTACGAGACAGTTGGGGACTGGCTGATTTTCAAGGCGAGCAAAGGGTTGCCGCCGCCAGTGGGCGAATTCAAGCTTTTGGTCCGCGTGTCTGACATGGGCGACTGGCGCAAAGAGGCGTTGGTGGCCGTACACGAACTCGTGGAGGCTCTGTTGTGCCATGCTCGCCACATCAGCGACGAGTCGGTGACTGCATTCGACCTAGCGTTTAATGGAAGCGGCGAGCCTGGGGATGATCCTGCTTGCCCTTACCGCAAGGAGCATTTCTTTGCCACGTCGGTTGAGCGGTTGCTTGCGGCGGAGTTTGGCGTAGATTGGATCGAGTATGATTCATCGGTGGCCAATGTGGGGTGTGGTGGTTCTGGTGAGTGAGCGCAACGAAGACGGCACGAGGATGGCTAGTAATGGCCTCTAGGTGGCCTCAATGGTGGCGTGAGGAAAAGCACTGCCGGTGGTCTGCTAATGAAGAGCGTAAGGCCAGGACGCTATGCGGGCGGATAAAACGCCTATGGCGGACCAGGATTTCTTGTGCCTGAGATAACGATCCCCTTCAACTTCACGCCACGGCGCTATCAATTGCCGGTGCTCAGAGCATTGGATGGTGGTGCTACACGGGCTGTAGCCGTGTGGCACCGACGCTCAGGAAAAGAAAAAACCTTTCTTAACTATACTGCCCGCAAGTGTTTCGATCGCGTTGGCACGTATTTCTATGCGTTTCCGACGTATACTCAAGGAAAGCGGGCGATATGGGATGGTAGAGACCGAGACGGTTTCCCGTTCATGGGACATTTTCCGAAAGAAGTAGTGTCGGCGAGTGACGCAACGGAGCTAAAGAAGACGCTGATTAACGGTTCAATATTTCAGATAGTTGGCACCGATAACATTGACTCGCTGATGTCAACTAATCCAATCGGAGTTGTGTTTGCCGAATACAGTCTGCAAGACCCGCGTGGCTGGGATTATCTGCGGCCGATCTTGCGTGAGAATGGCGGATGGGCGATCTTTGACTATACGCCGCGCGGTAAGAACCACGGCTACACGCTGTACGAGATGGCGCGCAAGCTGATGGTTGAGGGTGATCCGGCCTGGTACGCGGAGCGTCTGACGGTTGAGGACACGGGGGTTTTGACGGCGGCGGACATAGACGCGGAGCGGCGCGAGGGCATGGACGAGGAGATGATTCAGCAGGAGTATTACTGCTCTTTCGCGGGTGCGCAGCAGGGATCGATCTACGGGAAGCAGATGGACGAGGCGGAGCGGGAGGGGCGAATTTGCTCGGTTCCGTGGCGGCGGGAATTGCCGGTTCATACGTGGTGGGACATTGGGACGGGCGATCCTACGGCGATATGGTTCACGCAGGACGTTGGGCGCGAGGTTCATCTGATCGACTATTGCGAGAATAGCGGGGTTGGGGTGGGAATTGATCACTACATCAAGCACTTGCAGGGGAAGCCGTATCTGTGGGGTTCGCATCATGGGCCGCACGACATCCACCAGCACGCGTTCGCGGCGGGCGGGAAGAGCACATATGAGGTGGCGGCGAGTTTTGGTTTCCGGTTTGAGGATGTGCCGAACATCGACAAGCAGGAAGGAATCAACATCACGCGGGCGTTTCTGTCGCGGTGCTGGTTTGACCGGGTGAAGACGGAGCGTGGTCGGTTGGCACTGATAAGCTATCATCGGACGTGGGATGAGCGGCGGCACATGTTCAGTTCCGCGCCGTACCATGACTGGTCATCGAACGGGAGCGACGCGGCGCGGTATCTGGCTGTTGGGCATAAGGTTACGGTTGCGCGGCGGGCGGCTGCGCCGGAGCCGAGACGGTTGATGCAGTCTTCGGGCGACATGGCGACGAGTTGGCTGGGGGTTTGATGGACGAGGTGGCGGCATTGCGGGCGAGCGAGGCGGCGCAGGAAGCGAAGGAGTCGCGGCTTGACGTGCTGGCGCGCGGGTTGGCGGATCGTCCGTACACGGTGATGGTGACGCCGCAGATGACGTATGGAACGTGGGCGCTGGGCCGGCGGGTTGACGCGAACACGATGGGGTTTGTGGCGGGGCCGTTTCACGGGTTGCCGGGGGTTGGGTATCGGCCGGAGTCTGGGAACGTGCTGGTGGTTTCGGTAGACGTGGCGGAGAAGCTGATCGAGAGGGGAAGGTGAATTGATGGCTGAGGCTCAGTATGTGAGGCTGCTGGATTGGGAGCGCGCGTCGCTTGGCTTGATGTCGAATCAGGTGTGGCAGCAAGACCCGAAGCGGCTGGGTATCATGCTGGCGCGGTACAAGTTCGTATCGAAGATGTTGGCGGGTCGGCAGGTAGTGGCCGAAGTGGGGTGCGGCGACGCGTTTGGTTCGCGGGTCGTACGGAAAGAGGTTGGGCGGCTGACGGTGTTCGATTTCGACCGGCGATTCTTGAACGACATCAACGAGCGGGAGGGCGTGGAGCAGCCGGCATACTATGCGGACATCTTGGACGGGGCGCTGCCGGGGAAGTTCGATGCGGTATATAGCCTCGACGTGATCGAGCATATCTCGGTGACGCGGGAGCGGGATTACGTGGCGAATTTGGCGGGGTCTTTGTGGCCGCATGGGGTGGCGATTGTCGGTACGCCGTCGCTGGAGAGCCAGCCCTACGCCTCGCCGATGAGCAAGGCGGGGCATGTGAACTGCTTCACGGGGGAGCGGTTGCGGTCGCTGATGGGCGAGTTCTTTCACGCGGTTTTTATCTTCGGGATGAACGATGAGGTGGTTCATACGGGTTTTCTGCCGATGTGCCACTATCTGTTCGCTGTTTGCGCGGAGGCAAAATGACAAGATTCAAGCTGGAGGGCGGTGGAAAACACGTAGATTTTGACATCAGTAGCTATGAGGACATGAAACGATTTCTCCCGTTCATCGGCGCGCTTCTTTGGGACGGCCTGTTTCCCGATCAACGGGCAGATCGTGAAGCGGAGATGAGGCGGAGACTATCGTCGGTTGACGATTGTATCGTTGAAGGTCCGAAGCAATGAGATATCGCTTCGTCTGGAAGGCGGATGGTCTGCTGCCGGAGGTGGTCGAGGAGGCTGAGGGCATGACGCCAGAGGAGGCGCTGCGATCGCTGGGATACAGGAGGGGAAATATGACGGCAGACGGGACGGTTCGGGTGCTGGATCATTACGTGGTGGTGCCGGAGGCATGAGCGTCTATCGAGAGCTTCGGTTCTGGTCGGTGATGCTGGGATCGCATGCGGTACGGCTGAGCATGGTTGACGCGAGGGGTGGAGAGTTCTACAGGATTGTGTCGGTAGAATCGCCGGGCAAGGCGTATCGTGAGATGAGAGACCTGGCGCTTACAGCGATTGAGGGCGCGATAGCGCGAGGCGAAGAGCCGGGAGAGGTTGCGGATGAAGAGCGAGTCGAAGCCGTTGAAGATTAGCAAACCGACGCTGAAGAAGCCGGTTACGGTGAAGGCCGCGCCGGGTCCAAAGCTGGCTAGGCGGGGGAAATGATGGCTGATCCGTGGCTTCAGCGGCTCTATGAGGACGCGGTTGAGGACTACGACCGGGTGCTGCTGTCGCCTGAGCGGACGCTATCGGATTTGTGCCGGGCGTACGAGGCTCGATTGGAAGCGTTCACGCAACTGATGCTGTCGGGAGAGAACGAATGAAGGGGCACATGAGAAACGCTGGCGGCAAGATGGCTCCGGCAATGACGAAGAAGGCTGAGTCGAAGACCGCGCGGCCGGTTAAGCAGGCTGTGTTGTCGAAGCCGAACGAGACGGGTCGGCGGATGATGGAGAAAACAGGCAAGCGCGGAGGTAAGTGGTGACCACGGCAACCCTCTTTTCGAGCGTATCGGCGAACCAGAACGCGGCAGGTTCAAGCGTGCCTAATGCGATTGTGAATACCGGATCGCCGATTGACCGGGCCACGGCGACGCTGACGGTCACGCCGGCTACCGGCTGGGCGGACGCAACGATCATGGGCGGCTTCGACGGCAAGAATTGGCTTGGCGGGCAGTCGGTTTTCTGCGCACCGAACAGCGGCGGCAGCATCGCCGAGACGCATCGGTTCGCTGCGCATCAGTACGTGACGGCGGTTCTGACCAACGTTGCGCCCGGCTGCGCGGCAACCCTGACGATCACCTATTGAGGTTGGGAGATGGCGACTTATACCCTGATGGGCAGTACGGGGATGGTGGATGGGCCGCTGTCGCCGATTGCGGTTCCGGGCAACCCGACGAAGGCCGGGTACACGCTAGCGCTTACTGGCCCGGCAACCGGGTATGCGAGCGCGACGGTGATTGCCTCGCCGGATGGGCAGGTTTTCATTCCGATCCAGACAGTGGTTATCGAGCCTCAGGGGCCGAATACGGTAACTGTCGAGCATCGGTTCGCGGACAATTTCATTCAGTTCGACGCGCTGCTCAACTATATCGTGCCCGGCGGTCAATCCGCCGGCATGACGATGACGGTGTGATGCCGACGACGTACACCCTCATGGCTGGACAGACGGTGCCGAACAACGCGCCGGACGGGATTGGTGTGCCGACGCCGGTAAGCGTGCTGGGCACGCCGACTCGGGCGCGGTTTACGTTCAGCCTGAGCGGTCCGGCGACGGCGTATGCGGAGGCGACTGTCTCGGCGACGGTGCCGGGCTATACCAACGTGATCGAGCAGGTGATCTATCCGACGCTCCTTGTCATGGCGATCGAAAAGGGTTCGCCGAACACGATTTCGCAGGAGATAAGGCTTGGCGCGCCGTACAGCAGCTACGCGGCGGCGCTTAATCTCATCGCCCCTGGCAATCAGGCCGGCGCGACTCTGACGATGACGGTTTGAGATGGCCGATTCGCCCGGCCGCCCCCCCGATAGCGGAGCAATAAGCCTCCCGCCGGTAGACGCGGCGATGAACAAGATCGCCCCTAGCGATACAGCGGGCGGCAAGGGTTCGGCCAAGGACAAGCGGGACACGCGGCTTGGCGCGGAAGACAGGGCCGAAGAAGCGAGAATCCTTGAGCGCGCGCGCAAGCGTTTCGACAAGGCGGCGGCGGCGGAGAGCGACAACCGCAAGGCCGCGGTCGATGATCTGAAATTCTACAAGGGCGACCAGTGGCCCGCCGATATTCAGGCGCAGCGTAACTTGGATAATCGCCCATGCCCAACGGTCAACAAGCTGCCGACGTTCGTGCTTCAGGCGACTAACGACGTGCGACAGAACCGGCCGTCGATCAACGTGTCTCCGGTGGGCGACCGCAGCGACCCCGAAGTTGCGAAGATGTATTCGGGCATGATCCGCGAGATAGAGCGTAAATCGGTCGCCGACATTGCCTACGACACAGGCTTCGCCTCGGCGGCGCGCGGCGGGATTGGCTATTGGCGGGTCATCACCGAGTTTGAGAAGCCGAGCAGCTTCAATCAGGTCGCGACGATCAAGCGGATCAGGAACCCGTTCACTGTCTACCTCGATCCCGCGCACCAGGAGCCGGACGGTTCCGATGCCAAGTGGGCCTTCATCTCCGACGAATTGCCCCGTTCCGAGTTTGATGACGATTATCCCGACGCGCAGCCCATGCCGTGGTCGCAGACTGGCGTTGGCGATAGCATGAAGGATTGGATCAAGAAGGACACGGTGCGGATCGCCGAGTATTTCGAGATGGTCACGGAGAAGCGGACGCTTGTACGGCTGTCGAATGGGGCGACCGGCTGGCATGACGACATGGACAAGGCTGTTCTCGACAAGTTCGAGATTGTTGAAGAGCGTGAGGCCGAGTGCAATAAGATCAAGTGGTTCAAACTTACGGCGGTCGAGGTCATTGACGAGCGCGATTGGCCCGGCCAGTGGATACCCGTCGTCAAGGTGATCGGGGATGAGACCGACCTTGAGGGGAAGGTCACGTATAACGGCATCGTGCGCCACGCAAAAGACTCTCAGCGCATGTACAATTACTGGAACGCTTCGTTTACCGAGATGGTCGCGCTGGCTCCCAAGGCTCCGTATATCGGGGCAGAGGGTCAGTTTGAGGGGCATGAGCAGGAGTGGAAGAACGCCAATCTCCGCTCCAACCCTTACTTGCAATACAAGGTTGAGGCGGTAGACGGGAAGCCGTTGCCGCCCCCGAGTCGGCAGCCTGCGGTGCAGGTTCCGGCGGGGATTCAGCAGGGGCTACAGAACGCCGCCCAGGACATGATGACCACGACTGGCATCCGGTTCGACGCGACGACAAAGGACTTGATGTATGATGAGAGCGGCCGGGCGTTGCGCGAGTTGCGCAAAATCGGCGATCTTAGCTGGTTTCACCTCGTTGATAACCTCTCGCGCTCGCTGCGTCACACGGGGGTTATCCTCGTCGATCTGATCCCGAAACTTTACAATAGAAAGCGGATCGAGACAATCTTGCGCGAGGACAACACCGAAGAGCGCGTGACCATCGACCCGGCGGCGGCGAAGCCGATGCAGGAAGAGCGCGATCCTCAGACGAACAAGATCATGAAGATTTTCAATCCTACTTTCGGCGAGTATGGCGTCACTGTGACGATCGGCCCGAGTTACGCGACGAAGCGGATCGAGTCGGCTGAGAGCATGATGGATTTTGTGCGCGCGATTGCGCCGGCCGCTCCGCAGGCCGCGACAGGAATTATGGATTTGATCGCAAAAAACCAGGATTGGCCTGGTGCGGAGGAGTTCGCGACGCGCCTCGCCAAGCTGGTAGCGCAGATGCACCCCGGCATTACCGCCCCGGACATCCGGGACGTGCCGCCGCAGGTGCAGGCGGTGATGATGGGGATGCAGGCGCAGTTGCAGCAGTCGCAGCAGCAGATCGTGCAATTGACCAAGGCGCTGACCGATCAGGTTGCCGATCGCGAGCAACGTGATCGCAAGATGGAGCTTGATTTCGAGGCGAAGCTGTTCTCGACGATGCAGAAGGCGGACCAGTCGGCGAACGCTCATCTGCTGTCTCGTATCGAATTGGTTCACAATATGTTGGAATCCATGCTGAGGCCCGAAGGGGTTCCGGCGCATTAAGAGGGGCTTGAATGGCTGAAGCGGTAACGATCACTGCTGATTTGCTCGACGTTCGCTCTGCGCCGTCGTTATCCACGACATCGGACAGGCCGAGCTTGGAAGAGCCGGTTGCGGCGACGCCGGAGCCGGCGGCTGATCCTGTGTCGGAACCGGAAGCGTCAGCGGAGGTTGAGGAGGCCGAAGCCGCCCCGCCGTCCGAAGCAGTGGGCGATCCCGATCCAAAAGCGCCTAAAACGCCGAAGGCGGGGATCAACGAACGGTTCTCTGAGATGACTGCTCAGCGGAAGGCTGCTGAGTCCGACGCGGCGGCGGCGAGGGCTGAGGCCGCTGAAGCCAAGCGTCTTTTGCAAGAGGCGCTGGCTCGCATCCCCAAGACGGACGGTGAGCCAGTCGAGGTTCCGCCCCCGGTAATCGAGCCGCGCCCGCAGCGCGAGACGTTCGATACGCCGGAAGCCTATGACGAGGCGCTGATCGAATGGTCAACCAAGAAGACTCTGCAAGCCGCCGAAACCGAGCGCGTCCAGCACGCCAAGGCGCAGCGTGAGGAACAGCAACGCTCCGCCGCCGCAAAAGCAGAAAGCGACAGCATTGCGGCCATGCAGACGCAATACACCGAAAACCGCACCAAGGCGCTTGAGAAATACCCGGACTATGCCGAAGTCGCGGAGGGCGATCACTGGCAGCCATCGATACCGATGAGCCTTGCGATCATGCGGCACGCGGATGGTCCCGATGTGGCGCATTACCTCGGCAAGAACCCGGAGATCGCCAAGAAGATCGCCGCCTTGGTCGTTCCGGGTCAGGTATTTCCCGAGGGCAACCCGATGGCCGGTCAGCCAGTCCCCGACGTGCAGGCGCAGCTTATTGAGATGGGCAAGGTTTTCGCCACGGTCGCGGCGCAGAACGCCGCTCCGCCCGCTCCCCCTGCGCCAAAGGAACCGCCGCCACCGCCCGCACCGATCAATCCGCTGCGGCGCGGCAACAATGCCGCCGTGCAGAAAAGCCTCGAAGACATTGGCGCGGAAGGCTCGGTCGAAGAATATGCTCTGGCGCGCGCTCGCGGGAGCGACCAAACCGCACGTGCGGTAGCGGCGCGCCTCAACCATGGGGCGGTCACTAGTCCGCCGCTTTTGAGTCGCGCGAATTGAAATGAATAGTTGACAAGACAGTCAAACCGCTTTAATCGCGCAGTAGGTCTAAATCGTACCGGCCGAACTAGCCGGGAAAATCCGCCGAATCGGGGCGTAAAGCCGATGCCGCAGCGGGCGGGCCGCACTCGCGCTTATCCGTTCGAGGGACGTGCTCTCAGAGAAGACGATGCGCCTTTTTGGCGATGATCGTTTTGGAGTGAGCCAATTGTGCCGCGTCGTGAGACGCCGCGTCCTTTATCGGAGAGCGCCCTATGGCGACGAATACGCTTCTTACTCCGGCGATCATCACCAAAGAGACGCTGGTTATTCTCGAAAACAATCTGGTGGCCGCAGCCAAGGTCAACCGCCAATTCGAGAACCAGTTCGCGAAGATCGGCACGACGCTTACCGTTCGCAAGCCGAACCGCTTCACGGTCTCGAACGGCCCTGGCCTGCAAATCCAGAACATCACCGAGCCATCCACCTCGATCACGATCAGCAATCAGCAGCATGTGGACTTCCAGTTCACGTCTCAGGATTTGACGCTGACGATCGAAGAATTCAGCGAACGTTATCTGAAGCCCGCTGCCGCGTCCCTCGCCAACAGCATCGATTCTGGCGTTATCGGCAACTTCACGCAGGTTCAGAACGTCGTCGGCACCCCCGGCACTGCGCCGAACAACTTTTCGTTCCTCGCTGCTGTCGGTCAGCGCATGGACGAGAACGCGGCTCCGCAGGATGGTCGCGTTCTGATGCTCAACCCCGCCGCTTATTGGGGCATGGCGACTGGCCTCTCGACCCTCTATGTCCGGTCGGTCGCCGAACCGGCGCTGAAAGGCTTCCTCGCCGCCATCGCCAATTTCGAAATCTATATGGACGAGAACATCCAATCGCAGACGCTCGGCGCGTTTGCCGGCACGGGTGTGGTCAACGGCGCGAACCAGACCGGCAGCCAGATCGTCACCAACGGTTGGACCGCCAGCGTTACCGGCCTCTTCAACGTGGGCGACTCGATCACCTTTGCGGGCGTCAACAACATCAACCCGCAGTCCCGCGCCTCGACGGGATCGCTCGCCAACTTCGTCCTTACCGCACCGGCAAGTTCCGACAGCGGCGGTAACGCGACGCTCTCGATCTACCCATCAATCACCACAACTGGCGCGTATCAGTCGGTCAGCGGCTCCCCCGCCAACCTCGCCCGCGTCAACATTAATCCATCGACGGCAAGCGCCTCGACGGCCTACGCACAAAATCTCGCCTTCGTACGCGACGCCTTCGGCCTCGTTACCGTGCCGATGGAGTTGCCCGAAGGCGTCGATTTCCGTGCTCGTGAAATGTACAAGAATATCTCCATGAGAATTATTCGCGCTTATGACGTGAATAATGACGTGTTCCCCGCGCGTGTCGATATTCTTTGGGGGACCAGTTGCTTCTATCCAGAGTTGGCAGTTCGACTTACTAATTAACGTTGAGATGACATCTCGGGATAGTATGGGTAGGATTCACCTCTCGAAGTTGAGAGGTGAATCAAATGGACGGAAAGGTTTGCAGCCGTTGTTCTATAGAGCAGCCGATAGACCAGTATATCGTCACCGATCGCAAGACGGGGCGTCGCAACACGTGGTGCAAGACGTGCGAGCGCGCTCGCGCGAACGCTCACTATGCGAAGAGCGAATCATACCGGGAGCGCCGGAAGGCCGCTTCCAAGCTACAGGTAAAGACGCCAGAAGCGTCTCGCCGACACAGGCTGAAACACAAGTACAGCTTAACCGAAACCCAATTCGACGCGTTGCTGGAGACTCAAAATCACAGTTGCGCGCTCTGCGGGACGACAGAAGTCGGAAACGCCCAATGGGAACGGAAGTATTTTTATGTGGATCACGATCATGCCACCGGGGTGGTGAGGGGGCTTCTTTGTCACGCTTGCAACGCCCGTCTTGGGTCTTACGAGGCTCTTCGAGACCGCATCGGTATAGAGAAAATTCGCGCCTACCTTGCGAAGGGTGCGCCTGATGCCTGAAGTCTGGTTTCCCGGTTCCGACAAGCCGTTCCACCCGGTCAACGGGCATGGGCGGAGCATGGGTAAGGCGAAGCCCGCGCGCGAGCCGCTGTACCAACTGGTGGTGACGCGGCAGACGGAGCATCGGGGCAAGGAGCAGGTGCCGATGTTCCCGAAGATGGGGAAAGCGGCGGTTGACGAACTTTACCATGCGGTGAGTACCGCGATCAGGCTGGGCGTCGAGAAAGAGTTGAGCGATCCGCATGTCGTCCGCGTTCTTGTTTAGGAGCTAGCAAATGCCTCTTTCGGTCTCTTCGGCAGTTCGGCAGCTTTCGGACGGCAACACGGCCGGTACGGTTCTCGGCAAGAGCGCTACCGACCTGATTGCGTTCTTCGGGGCAACGCCTGTCGTGCAGCCTTCGGGTGGCGGTGAGATCACCACTTCGACGGCGACGGCGGGCGGTTTTGTCGCCACCAACGCGACTTCGCAAACCCCCGGCGGCGTCACCATCAACTCGACCAACGAAGTGGCGATGACGCTCGGTGTGACCACTGTGGCGGCGACGGGCGCTTCGTTCTCTCTGCTTTCGACCGATTTGGTGATCGCCAACAAGCCGTCGCAGCAGGCGGGTCTTGCGGTGGGCAACGTGCGCTATGCCACGTCGCAAGCTGTGGATGTCGCGTTCTCCAACTTCACTGCGGCGACCGTGACGGCGACGGCGGGCGAGAAGTGGGGTATAGTCGCCATTCGCGGGATGCCGACCGTGACACAGACCTTGACGCCTGCGGCGGTCGCGGCGGCTACGACTGCGGAACAGATTTTCACCGTGCCGGGCATCGCCGTTGGCGGCGGCCCGGTGGCGGCTTCCGCGCCATCTACCGTGACCAACGTGAATATCGCGGGCGTTCGGGTCGCCGGGCCAAACCAGGTTGGGATTACCTTCTCCAACGCTTCGACGGCGACCGCGACCGCGCCGCCGGCCGGCAGCTATACCTTCTGGCAGACCAACGGTGTTGGTGCGGCTGGGAACGTGCTCCAGATTCAGGCCAATGTCGGCGTGACCGCCGGCCCGTCTTCCAGCACGGTTACGGCGCAGAGCTTTACCGTCACTGGCCTCGCGGTATCAGATACGGTGATGGGCGTCAGCAAGCCGACTGCCCAGACCGGCCTTTCGGTCGGAAATGCCTTCGTCTCGGCGGCAAACCTGTTGGGCGTGAACTATATCTGCATCACGGCGACCGTGACGCCCACCACCTATGAAGTCTACGGCGTGACGATCTTCCGTCCGTCGCCGGTTGCGCCTGTCGTGAACTACGCGCAGGCTCTCAGCCCGGCAGCGGTGCCGCCGAACACCACGTCTTCTCAGGTGTTCACCGTGACGGGCATCACTACGTCATCGGTGGTGCTGGTCAACAAGCCGAGTTTCCAGCCCGGCCTTGGCATCGGCGGCGCTCGGGTCTCGGCAGCGAACCTGTTGGAAATCACCTTCATCAATCCGACCGCAGCGACGCTGACGCCGACCAACGGTGAGGTTTACCAGATCGCCAACTTTACGCAGGCGGTTCCCGATCCGGGCGACACCTGGATTTACCCGGTGACTCCGCAGGGCGCACAGGCGGCGACGCTGGTCGATGCGATGCGATCGGCACTGGTCAGCTTGGGCTTGATGGCTGGAGCGTAATGGTTTATGCCATTGCGGCATGAACCTGACCATCAATCTGGTTACGCGAGGGCGTCCCGAAAGGCTTCTTGACACGGTTGAGCGGACGATTCCCTTGCTTGGTGAGGCGTCCACTCAATTCGTCATTTCAATCGATGACGATGACGCGGCTACGCAAGCGGTCGCTGGCAAGCTGAAAATCGACAAGCGGATTATCATCGATAGCCGGCTGCGTGAGGATGCGCTGGGTGCCAAGTGGGATCGGGGCCTCGATTACAAGGCTTCGGTCTATTTTCCGATGGCGGACTATACCCCCTACGTGACGCCGGGATTTGACACGAAGATTCTCGACGCGGCGGCGCTGTTCCCAGACGGGATCGGCGTGGTCTATACCCAGATGGCAAACTGGTCGTTTCCGCGCAGCCAGGGCGCGACACACGGCCTCGTGAAGAAGCTCGGCTTCATGTACCCGCCGTATTTCCCCTACTGGTTCGTCGATCACTGGCTGCATGACATCGCGCTCTTGATCGATCGGATTTCGTTCGCTGACGTTCAGGTGGATGCCGGGCCGAAGATCGCCACGCAGGAGTTGCGCGAAGTCGCGTGGTGGGCGACCTTTTTCGATAGCCAGCGGCTCGTGCGGCGTCGGCAGGCCAGGGCGATCATCGATTCGCCCGATTTCAAGGAACCCAAGTGGCGCAAAGAGATTTTGCGCCGGCACTACCCGCTGGTTGAGTACAAATCGCAGGCGATCAACGATTTCTGCCGTTCGCAGCGGTGGCCGGCGACTTTGCCGGGCGGCGAACGATACGATCGCCTAAAAGCGAAAGCGGCGGAAATGATGGTCGCGGCGTGGCCTGAACTTGAAAACGATCTGAAGGCGGCATGATGAGCGTGGTTCCAGACGAGCTTTGCCCGAACGTTATCTTTGCGACGCCGACGTATAGCCATTCGTTCGTCGCTCACTACATGCGGTCTTTGCAGGAGACCCAATGTCTGCTTACGGCCAATGGCATCACATGGGGGTGCATGGTGCGGCCGGGCGATTGCTTCGTCGATAAGGCGCGCAATAAGCTCGTGACCGATTTCCTGCGCGTGTTTCCCAAGACGGAGAATTTCTTCTTCCTTGATGACGATATCGGGTGGACCGCCGAAAAAGCGCTCGAATTCATCCTGCGTCCCGATCCTATCGTCGCTGGGGTGTACCCGAAGAAGTCAGAGGAAGTGGACTGGCCCTGTACCTTCGCAGTGAGCCATGAAGGCGAGTTGATTGAGAGCGAGGGGTTGATACTCGCTACGATGGTCCCGACAGGGTTCATGCGGATCAAGCGCCACGTGTTGGAGAAACTGGCGGCTGAGTCGAACATCTTCTCTGACGAAGCGCCGGGCGGCGAGCGGCTGGATTACCACTATATCTTCGAATGCGGCCGGGGTGAGGACGGCAAGTTTTGGGGTGAGGACTATACGTTCTGCCGCAAGGTCACGGCGGCTGGATTAAACATCTGGGTCGATCCGAACATCACCTTCAAGCATCAGGGCGTACGGACATGGGAAGATCGTATACTCGACCATTTGCCGACTTTCAGACGGAGGGCAAAGGCCGCTTCGAAGGGGTTGCTCGATCCTAATTCTGGCAAGATCATGGACGGCATCCAGGTCACTATCGATAAGGTGAAGGCTCAATGGGATCGCCGTTCGATTTCTTCCGCCGAAATGCTGGCTGACCCGGAGGCCAGGACCGCGTTCGCCGACCTCGACGCCGATTTCTGGGCGCTCTATGACGAGTGCCGCGAGGAAACGATGACGCCGGTTGAGCGGCTTTTCGATCTTTACAAGACGGTTGAGTACATTGTCCGTGAGAAGGTGCCGGGAGCCATCGTTGAGTGCGGAGTGTGGCGTGGCGGCAGTATGATGATGGCGGCGCTGGCGCTCAAAAAGTTCGGCGACGATATGGACCGCAGGCTCATGCTGTACGATACGTTTGAGGGGTTACCTTACCCCGATGAGATTGACGTTGACCTTTTCGACAGGTCGGCAGCCAAGCAATGGAAGCCCGAGATGGCTAAGGGCGCACTAAACGTTGTCACTGCGAACATGGCGCGCACCGGGTATCCGCACGTCCAATACATCAAGGGTTTGGTTGAAGACACCCTGCCTCGTGTTGTGAATGAGAGCTGGCCGATTGCGCTCGCACGTCTCGATACCGATTGGTACGCTTCCACTAAAGTTGAACTGGAAGTTTTGTGGCCGCGCATCGCCCCCGGTGGCGTGTTGATAATCGATGATTACGGTCATTGGCTCGGTTGCCGCCAGGCGGTAGATGAGTATTTCGCGGACAAATCGGTTAAGATGACCCGCGTGGACTATAGCTGCCGCGTGATCCAGAAGATTCGCGATGACAAGATCGCAATGGCTGAGGCTGCTGAATAATGGACTCGCCGGGTTTTCCGCAGTTGATGGTGCATCCGCACCATGTCGCGGCAACGATCAGTGGGCCGGAGAATCCAATCCCCGGAAAGCCTGAGATGTTTCCGCCGATCGAGGTTCATAGCCCCGATCAGGAAGAGCGGGAGCGTGCTCGCGGCTATCTGCGCTATGGAGAACAGATGGAAAAGATCGTGGAATACAGCGTGTTTCCAAAGGCGTTGGTGCATCCCGGCCACATCGATGCGATGCCTCCGTCGCAGGGGGCAACGTTGGACAATGGCAGGCTGGTAACGAGCCTCATTCCCGGAACCCCCGAGAAGTACCCGGATGTCTTTGTCAAGAATGAAGCTGAGGAAGCGGAGTGGCGCGCGAAAGGGTACACCGAAGCCGGCACATCGGACGAATATGCTTTCGAAAAGGCTCTGCTGTCGCCAGGTCAGCCGGGTTCCGAATATCCGAAGTGGGTTGACGGCGTTCTGGTGCAAGACCCTGATCTGCCGGAGGATTTGACACGGGATTACCCGAAGTGGCTGCATTTTTCGAACGGCGATTCGCTCATCGCTAAAGACCCCAGGGATGAGGAGCGCATTCTACGCTCGCGTGGCGAGGCGGTGCCGGTGAAGCCGGAGCCAAAGCCGTATGTCGCGACGCCGCCGGAAGACGCAGAGATGGCGGAATTCCGTGCATGGAAGGCCGCAAAGCAGGCCGATGAAGAGCGCGCGGCTTTCATGGCGACGGATCAGGCTGAAGCCGAAGAGCGTGAGGCACTGTACGCTCTGGCAGAGGAAGGCGGAATCAAGATCGACCGTCGCTGGCGGCTTGACCGTCTGCGCGAGACGGTGATGGGCAGAGAGGATGCCGCTGAGTAATGGCCTCTGCCCTCGACCTTATCACCAACGCGGTGCAGGGCATCGGGGTCTATGCTCCCGGTGAGCCGCTGAGGGCTGAGGATACCGCGCTCGGGCTGCAAGAACTCAATACAATGCTCGACAGTTGGTCGAACGAAGCGTTGATGACGTACGCGATCCTTGAGCAGAGCGGGTTGCTAATTCCGGGGCAGTACCAATACACGGTGGGCACGAGCGGCGGTGCCAGTTTCCCGGTTCAGCGCCCGCTGGGCATCCTTGATAGCCCCGGTAGCTGCTACGTGCTCGACAGCAACGGCAACCGCTACAACCTCGAAGTCTTGCCGCGAGACCGCTGGAATTTGATCGGCAACATCGCGCAGGTTACGTCGAATTTCCCCAATCGACTGTTCTACGATCCACAGTTTCCGCTTGGCGTCATCAACCTCTATCCGATCCCCAATCAGGGATGGACGCTTTATTGGGACAGCAATCTTCAGCTTGTGGACTTCGCCAATCCAGCGCAGCAGATGAGTCTGCCGCCGGGTTATCAGAAAGCGATCCAGGATAATTTGCGACTGATGCTGTGGCCGTATTTTAAGCCGGACGCGGTAAGAGTGCCGCCGGTTCTGGTTAAACTCGCGGCGGAAAGTAAGGGCAACATCAAGCGCACGAATCTCCGAATTAATATCGCTAATTACGATCCCGAGTTGGTCAGCCGCGCGAACGGGACTTACAATATTTACACCGACTCCAACCGTCGAGGCGGCGGTCAGTAATGGCGGCGACCCCGATTTTCGGGCCGTATGACGTAACGCGCTCGACCAATTTCGCGGACAATCAGCTAATCAACCTGCGGCCTGAAATCGGCGACGGTAAGGATGGAAAGGGTCTCGGCGCTCTGTATGGCACTCCCGGCCTCGATTTGCTCGCGGCGGTCGGTGTAGGGCCGGTAAACGGCCTGCACTCGATTTCCAACGTTTTGTACGTCGTAAGCAATCTGACCGTCTACACGGTCACGACACAATTTGTCTCCTTTACGGCGGGAGTAATCGTCGGAAGCGGCGGTCGCGTGAGCATGATCGACAACGGAACGCAGATCGCTATTTTTACCGATCTGGCCGGTTACGTCGGTCCTGCGGGATTTCCTATAACGGGAGGCGCGGTTTCGGCGGGCGGAATAAACTACAGCAGCGGCGATACGATCGTCCTCCAATCGCTGGCGGGCGGGCAAACCGCCGCCTGCATTATTCGTGTGACGGGAGTTTCGGGAGGCGCGGTATCGACGTTTACCATAACCCAGACGGGTGCGTTCAATCCGAAACCTACGACATTGGTTCAGCAAAACACAACGGGAAGCGGTTCAGGATTTCAGCTTGGCACGCTGACGTTCGGTGGGTCTCAAGCGCTGTGCCAAGTGGCCTTGCCGTTCACTCCGAGCGCGGGCCAAGCTATGTCGGCGGTATTCCAGGACGGCTTTGCCCTCATCAATCAGCCTGGAACCATGACCATCTGGCAGTCTCAGGTTCTTGATATTTCGGTCTGGCCGGCACTGAATTTCGCTACGGCTGATGGCGAATCGGACACGGTACAGGCACTCAAATCGATTCACCGCGAAATTTTTGTCGTCAAGACACGCAGTACGGAAGTGTGGAACAACGCCGGGGCAGCGGGCTTTGCCTTCCAACCGCTTGGCGCGGTGATGATCGAGCGAGGCACCCCGGCTTGGGGGAGCGTGGCTAAGGTCGGCGAATCTCTGATGTACCTGTCGGAAACGTCTCAGGGCGTTGGCATTGTCGTAGAAATCGAAGGATTTGCGCCACGCCGGGTTTCGAACCATGCGATTGAGACGCTGCTTGCTACCGCGATTATGACGGACGCTTTCGCCTACTCCTACACGCAGGAGGGTCATCAGCTTTATGTTCTGACGCTGCCTACCGGAAATTTCACGCTTGTCTACGACAAGACGGACAGCATGCTCGCGGGTGTCCCCGTCTGGTATCAATGGCTGTCGTTCGCTAATGGGCTGTTCTCGCGACACCCCGGAAATGTTTTTAGCTTTTTCAACCAATTCCTGATCATAGGTGATTATGCGAGCGGCCATCTCTATCAACTCGACTTGAATACCCTGACAGACGCAGGTGCGGCACGAAAGTGGGTTAGGACATGGCGCGCTACGGCGAGGCCGTCGATGATGCCACAGAGATTTACATCTCTACAGGTGGATTTCCAGACCGGAATTGGTATCGCGGTAGGGGCGAACCCACAGGTCGTGTTGCGGTTTTCGGACGATGGAGGGCACAATTGGTCGTCAGAGCGCTATGCGTCGGTGGGCAGGTTGGGACAAACTTCGTGGCGCGTTCGGTGGACTAGGCTGGGCAGTACACGGAGGAACAGCGGTCTCGATCGAATTTTCGAGTTGTCGAGCACCGATCAATTCCCTGTGGCGATTGTGAATGCCGAATTGGATGTCTGATGGCGGCGACTAAATACGGCATTCCGCCCTCTCCGGCCGTGCCGATCGAAGAGGGGAGCACGCGGGCAGTGTCTCCCGTCTGGTACACGTTTTTCGTGAACCTCTTCAACACTACGGGTGCAGGCCAAGCCGCGCTCACGCTTGGACAGCTTCTTGTTCAATTCGCCGCGCTCGTGACGCAGGTGGCTACCCTCGCGACGCAATTTGCCGCTCAGTCTATTACGCTGGCGTTGCCAAGTTGGCTGACCGTATCCGGGTCTCCGATCGTCGGCGGGACAGGTACTTTCACCGTAACCGGCACGTCTGAGTCGCAAAATCAGGTTCTCGCTTCGCCGAACGGCAGCGCGGGCGCTGTCGCGCCGCGCGCGTTGGTCGGTGCGGATTTGCCGAATCCCGCAGCTTCGACACTAGGCGGGGTAAGAAGCTTAGCGGCTGTCGCTCACAACTTTGTCACGTCGATCTCTACGGCTGGACAGCCAGTGGCGGCTCAGCCAGTGTCCACCGATCTTTCGGACACCCTCGCTCCCGCGTCGTTCTCCCCTACCGACCAAAGTGGGGCTGGGTTGGTTTTTACGTCGGTTTCGGTTCAGTACGCAAAGACCGCAAATCAAGTGTGGATGTATGGGGCGCTGACTTATCCGACAACGGTGGACGGCAGCAACGCGCTCATCTCGGTTCCAATTCCAGTTCCGAATCATCCGTATGCGCAGGCGATATCGCAGTTGGCGGTGGCTGGCGTTACTGGAGGGGCGATAATCACTCTCCAAAACACATCAGAGGCGGGGTTTATTACGCCGACCGGCGTACAATCAAAGAATTCGGACTTTTCTGGAAAAACTATTGTCTTTTCTGTTATTTACCCGGCGGCATGAGCATGGATAAAACGTTCGTCCGAGCCGAAAAACAGCCGATCGAGACGATGATCTATGAGACCAATGATCTCTATGCGAAGCAGACTGTCGTACCGAAGGCGCATACCTACTTGCCGCAGCATGCCCACGCGTTACCTCATTTGACGCTGCTGACGAACGGTTCGGTCAACCTGTGGCGGGATGGCGAATTGGACGCGATGTATGAAGCGCCGTGCGGTATCTATATCGAGGCAGGGGTGAAGCATCTATTTGAAACGCTGGAAGACGGGACGGTTCTCTATTGCATCCATGCCCTGACGACACCCGATGCCCTCAGAGTTCTCGCCGAGCACAACATTGTGTAGTATAGAGGGCTTACAGCGTCGTGAGACGCCGTGTCCGCCAGATGGAGACCGCGCTTGTCGGCGCATTTCTCACGCATCGCCAAGGGGATCGACGTAGCGCCGCTGTTGGGGCAACTCGACGCGCACCCAGAACTATGGGATCGCGACCGGGGGCGGACGTGGTTTCCGACATCTCCGCACCGCGAAGCTAGCGATATCTGGGTGCGGTTCCGTGATCCGGCGGAACTGACCACCAACCACAGCTATCTTGAACCGCACGAGAGTGCTTGGTATCCGGCGGCAGAGACCCTGCCCGCGATCCGGCCGATGGCAACGGGATTGCTCAACGCGACCGAATCGCAATTTCTTGGCGGCATCCTGCTGACACGTTTGCTGCCGGGCCGATGTATCCATCCGCATCATGATCGCGGCTCGTGGCACGCGACGTTTTACGACCGCAAGGTGTACGTCTGTCTTCGGGGTAACGAAGGTTGCGTCAACCGCTTTGAAGACGATGAGTTCGTTATGGCTCCAGGCGAGGCGTGGCGGTTCGACAATCAGGTTGTCCATACCTGTGAGAACCGAGGCAAGACGGAACGGCTGTCCGCAATCTTCGTGATGAGAGGCTGACATGCCGTTTGCCGTAGCTGCTGCCGTCGCCGGGGTTGGGGCTGCCGCCACGATCGGCGGTTCGATCATTTCGGGCAATGCGGCGAAAGATGCCGCCCAAACTCAGGCCAACGCGGCGGCGCAAGCCGAGCAAACTCAGCAGAACCAGTTCAACCAGACGGAAAAGAACTTGCTGCCGTTCTTGCAAGCGGGGCAGGGGAATCTTTCTCAGCTTGAAGCCTTGTTGGCCGGTGGGCCAGGACAGGGCATTCTCACCAATCCGATGCAGCAGCTTGGCGCGCCGCAGCAGTACAACATGCCGGCGTTTACCGCGCAGCAGTACCAGCAATCTCCGGGATACGCGGCGCAGCTTCAGGGCGGCCAACAGGCGTTGCAGAACGCCGGAGCGAACACGACGGGCGCTATGTCGGGGAATGTTCTCAAGGCGCTTCAGGGCTATGGCACGGGGCTTGCCAATCAGGATTTTCAGCAGGCATACCAAAACTACGCGACAAACTATCAGAACCAGTTTGGGGCCAACAATTCGAATTACTGGAACCAGTACAATGCAATGAACCAGCAAAACAGCAACGCCTTCAATTGGCTCTCGCAATTGTCTGGCATGGGTCAGAACGCTGCGGCTCAGACTGGTGGATTCGGCGCTAATGCGGCGACGAACATTGGGAGCGCGCAGATCGGCGCGGGCAATGCGCTCGCGGCGGGGCAAGTCGGGCAGGCCAACGCACTGACGGGCGGACTGAATAGCTTGACGACGAACCTGCTCAGTCCCACAAGCGGTTATCAGAACAGCCTCTTGGCCTCGCTGCTCCAAGGCGGCGGCGGACAGGCTGCGTATGGAGCCGGGACGAGTGGTCTGTGATGGCGCTCGACAACGTAGACGCCAACATCCCGCTACAGGCGGGGCGCAATCTGCCGACCTTCGGGCCGAACATGCAGCAAGTCGCCGAGATGCAGAAGGTCGCGATTGCTATCCAGAACGCACATCAAGTCCAACAGGCCCAGAACGCGCTTAAGTCGCTCTATGCCGATCCGAAGAACTATGATCCGAAGACGATGCAGCCGACTCAGGATGCGTGGGGCGCTCTATTCCGCGCATCGCCTCCGGCTGGCATGGATTTGCGCAACAACCTGGCGACGCTTCAGCAGAAGGCGGCGGTTACGCAGAACCAGCAGAACGAAGCGTCGCAAGGGTGGATCAAACGTGCCGCTACCGATGTTGGGAAACCGGCTCTGGACGAATACAACGCGGCGCTTGAGGAAGGCGTACCGCCTTCCGTGGCTATGCAGCGCGCGCAGCAAAAGTACACGGACGGTTCGAAGACGCTAATGGACGCCGGTATGCCGGATGTTTTGAAACAGCAGATGAGTCCGACGTTCGATCCGATCCGCATTGGCAAGAACCTTCAGACGATCCAACAGCAACAGCAGGCGGAAAAGCTGAAAAGCGAAGGCTACGTAAAGACCATAGAGCAAGGGCCGGGTGGGCCAGTTGAATTCTGGGCGAATCCTGATCCGAAAAAGCCTCCGTTGAGCATTGGCGGTACGCCGTTGGCGCAGCCGCCAACTGGCGTTCCGACCACAGCAGGAAAAGAGCTAAGCCCAAGCAAGGAAATTGCCGTCTTGGACAAAGACGGAAACGTGATTAGCCGCATGGCCGCTAGAGAGGATGTCAAACAGGCTGGGAAATGGGTTCGTTCTGACAACGGAGCACCCGTCGATATTCCGACCGGAGGTCGAATCGATGTCGGGCAGACGGCCAACATGGTCGTTCTTGGAGGTCGAGAGGCGACCTTGCTCCAAAGGCAGTTGGGTGCGGGTATCCAATCGGTTAAGGCGTTGAAGGATATCGTCTCTCTTCCGTCAGATTCGTCGGCCGGATTCTTCGGCGGGCGCGGGCAGGCTCCGGGGCTGTTGAACGCGGCGAAAGAAACGCTGACCAACACGGTCACGAGCCAAGACGTTCAGGATTACAACGCGCTCATGCCGGGTGTGGCGCGCTCTTTGGCATTTATTGAATCGCAGGGGCTGGCTCCGGGTCAGAAATTCACCGACTCGTTCAATGCTGAAATGCTCAAAGAGGGAGACACAGTTAAGACGAAGATGCTCAAACTTGCTCGACAGCGTGAAATCGTTGATGCCGGCATGGAAACTCTTCTCACTAATAGGCGGCTGGGTGAAGAGCAGCGTAAGGCAGCGCAGCAGGTAATGGATAATCTGGCGGAGATCGTCCCTTGGACTCCGGCGCAAGTCATCCAACTGGACCGGGCCAAGCCGGGACAGACCTTGCGCGACATGGGAGTAGGGGGTACGGGACAACAAGGGAAAGAGGTTCCGGTCGCGGCCAATGGCATCGCGAAGCCTCAAACCCCGGATGAGGCTAAGGCGCTGCCGCCGGGAACTCAGTATATGACGCCTGATGGTCGGATAATGGTGCGCTGATGGCCGCTGGTGCAGCACAAGATCAGTGGCCCGGTACGCCATTCCAGCAACCGCAAAATGCCGTGAGCATGCAACAAGCGTCCCCTCAACAGGGCGCTCCGTTCTCCGGTCTCTCACCGGCATTGATGCAGTACGTTCCGAGGGAGAGCGGCGGCAAGCCTTTCGTTGGATACACCCCGCCGGGTAAGCCGCTCGTCGATCTATCGAGCGCGCCGCTGGACGATACGGGGTTTCCAGTGTGGTCCGGCAACCGAGACCCCGAGACCGGACTGATGTCTCATGCCGCTGGAATTCTCCAATTTCAGCCCGGAACATGGCGACCGATCGCGAAGCAACTCGGCATCAAGGATTTCTCTCTTGAGAGCCAAGTCAAGGTCGCGAACGAACTTTACAAGCAGCAAGGCTTGAAGCCGTGGCAGACGTGGCCCGGCGCAACGGTAGCCGCTGGAAATTGGAAGGTTGATCCCGCCGCAATCGAGACGGAGCAAGATAAAAAAGACACTAAAGTTGTCTGGATGCAGCCTGACGAATACAAGCAGATGGCGCAAAAAGGCGACCAGCCAGAGGATCGTCCCGAGAGTAAATCGCTCTCGAAAAGCCTTTCCGGCGGCGATAGCGTCAACACTCTTCCTGAACTCACCGTTCGTTCGAAGGACGGCAAATACGAAGTGATCGACCAGGACGGATGGCGACGTGCCGATGCTGCGGAGAGGGCCGGCGCTCAACTAATCCCCGTTGCCATTCATGGCGCGGCAGGGGACGCGAGCGAAATCATCGGCATGGGCGGTCAGATCAAACCATTCGACTTCAAGCCGGTGCCGGTGGTGCCGAAAGCGCCTACTGCGGCTAAGGAATTTGGTCGCGGAATCGTCGATGTCGGGGCGGGTTTGGCGCAGATGGGCGTCCGTGGCGTTATCGATCCGCCGCCAATAGCGTACACTGAGCAGCAGGCTCAGGCGGTAGCGCCGGAACGGCAGCAAGAACAGGCAGCGGCGGTAGATCAAAGTCTTCAGCAGCGCGAGCGGCAAATCGAGCAAGAACGTTCCGCCGCCGGTCAGACAGGAACAGATTGGTGGCGGTTGGCCGGAAATATGGCGGGCAGCGCACCATTCATGGCGCTTGGACCGGAAATGGGGGGCGGCATACGCGGCGCGATGGCTGCCGGTGCGCTTGGTGGCGCGGCAGGCGGCGCGATGGCCCCGGTCACGCAAGGCGACTTCGCTACACAGAAGGCTAAGGAAATCGGCATCGGCGGCTTGCTCGGTGCGGAAATTGGCGCGGGCGGGAACGTTTTAGGCCGCATGGTGAATCCGGCCATATCGCCAGCGGCGCGAAGATTGATGGAACAAGGCGTCCGTCTGACGCCCGGACAGATGCTTGGCGGTGCGGCCAAGGGTGCGGAGAATCGTCTGACCAGCATCATCCCGACAGCGCCCGGCGCGATCAAGCGCAGCATCGAAGACTTCAATCGCGTTGCCTACGACAAAGTGCTGTCACGCATTGGCAAGGCATATGAAGGAAAAGAAGTTGGGTACGAAGGCATCAATGCCGTCGAGAAGGAGTTGTCTAAGGAATACAATAGGATATTGACGCCGTTGCGCTTCAAAGTTGACGAAAGGTTTGCTGCTGACCTTCAGAATCTCCGTGATTTGGCCGCCGAGATGCCGCCAGATGAGGCCAGACAATTCGAGGCTATCGTCAAAAACCGGGTCATCAAACGCATGGGGCCGGAAGGAGCGATGGACGGGCAAACGTTCAAAGCCGTTGAGAGCGAACTGTCGGAGATTTCGCGTCGCTTGAGCCGTTCCGAAGTTGAGGGTCAGCGCGATCTGGGGCGCGCGGTGGACGAAGTGAATGCGATGATGCGCGAAAATCTTGAGCGGCAGAACCCGAGTGCGTCGGCAGCGCTGCGCAAGATCAACGGCGCTTGGGCCGGGTTCGTGCGACTGCGGGATGCCGCGACGAACCGGGTTAAGTCGCTGGGTATTTTCACCCCGGCCGATTTACTGACGGCAGCAAAACGCTCCGCAGGTCGCCGCGTGTTCGCTCGGGGTGATGCGCTGATGCAGGACTTGGCGAAGGATGCCGAGGAAGTTTTGCCGAATAATTTGCCTGACTCGGGCACCGTGGGGCGCGCATTGATGGCGGATGCGCTCCTTAGCGGCGGAAGCGCGCTATTCGCGCATCCGGGGGTGTTGGCGACGATTGGGGCTGGCACGGTCGGCTATACTGGTCCAGGACTCAAGCTGCTACGGGCGGCGGCAGGCGCGGGGTTGCCGGCGGTTCGTAATCTTCTTGCTCGTGCGGCGCAGGGTGGCGCGAGGGTGCTAACTCCCGCTGCCGGCATTGCGGCGTCTTCTCCAACGCCGCCACCAGGATTTTAGAACGATGACGAGCGACCCGCTTAGTCCCATTGCCGCAGCGCGTAGCATGTCATCCATATTGTTCATGGTAGCACTTTGAGAATTCTTGTCATCGATATCGAGCTTATGGGTCTCGATTTTGCCTTGCGCTGTGCGGACGCTGGGCACGATGTCAAACTGTACCGGCACATGCCGAAACGGCAGGAACGCTACGGCGAGGGGTTCAAGCGAATCAAGCTGGTGGACAACTGGCAGGCCGAAATGGGGTGGGCCAAAGAAGGTCTTGTCGTCTGCACAGGGAATTTCACGCTGCTAACGCAGTTGGAAAGATATCGAGATTTCGGCTTCAATATCTTTGCGCCCAGCGCGGCGAGCGCGAAGATCGAGATTGACCGCATGGCCGGGATGAAGATGGCTGAGGCCGCCGGTCTCGCCGTGCCGGAGTACCACGTCTTCGGCAGCCTTGAAGAGACGGAAGCCTTCGCCCGGAAGCAAGATCGCGGCTTCGTTTTCAAGCCGGCTGGTGATGAAGAGAACAAGGCGCTGACCTATGTGGCGTCCGATCCGGCGGATTTAGTCGGCTGGCTACGCCGACAGATCAAGGCCGGCAAGCAGATGAAACAATGCCTGCTTCAAGAAAAGGTCGAAGTTCTAAGCGAGCTTGGGGTCTCGGGATGGATGGGCGTCGACGGATTTCTTCGCGACAAGTGGGGGTTGTCGATTGAGCACAAGAAACTCATGTGCGGAGAACACGGCCCGGCGACGGGGGAAATGGGCACGGTCTGCCAGTACGAGGAGAGCGAGAAGCTGGCGGACGAAATGCTCATGCCGCTTGAGCCGGTGATGCGGACGCTTGGTCATCGCGGCGATTTCTCGGTTGGCTGCATCGTCGATACCTCCGGCAAGGCATGGTTCCTTGAGGTGACGGCGAGGTGCGGCTATCCCGCATGGTGGATTCAGACCGCTTCGCACCGAGGCGATCCGGCAAAATGGATGTTCGATCTGCTCAAAGGCAAGGACAGTCTGAGGGTCAGCTACGACGTAGCGATTGGCGTGGTCTGCGCCCATCCTCCGTTTCCCTATGGTCACGACGTTCCGCATGACATGGTGGAGGGCAACCCTATCGCTGGGGTGGACGACTTCCGCGACCAAGTCCACCTTGCGTCGGTCATGCGGGCGAAGGGGCCGGTATGGCGCGATGGCAAGATCGTCGAGGAACAGACCTACGAAACGACGGGGCCGTATGTGCTGGTTTGCACCGGATTGGGAAAGACCATCGAGAAAGCGCGATCGAAGGTCTACCGGGCGGTCGAAGGAATCCGCTTCGCGGACAAGATTTATCGTGACGACATTGGAGAGAAGGTCGCGGATTGCTTGCCAAAACTGCGCAAATTCGGGTATGCACTTAACCTAGAAGCCTAACCCCGTCGCGAGACGCGGTTGCCCTGAGATGGAGAGTGCCGAGTGAGGCACGCGGTTGCGCGGTTCCTGCTGCTTGGCGCATTGCTATGGCCTGCCGTTGCCGTAGCGGACGGCTTCCAGCTTGCGCCCGACGCGATCCCCCATTTTAACGATAACAGCGGCAACCCATGTGTCGGCTGCCTTCTCTTTACCTACGGTGCCGGGACCACCACCAAACAGACGACTTTTGTCAATTCGACCGGATCAATAGCGCAGACAAACCCGATAGTCCTAAACTCTCGTGGCGAACCGCAAAACTCGCTAGGGGCTTCGGTCGGCATTTGGGCGACCGAAAGCCAGAATTATAAGTACGTCCTGGCTCCGCAAGGCGACAGCGACCCGCCGTCAACTCCTATCTGGACGATCGATAACGTGCCGGGAAGCGCGTTATTCGGCGTGACGGCGGGGGGCGTTCTCAACGGTACGTACCCGAATCCGGGGTTCGCCAGCAGCACTGGAACCGGCGCTGTCGTTCTGAATACCAGCCCCTCCATCGTCAGCCCGACGCTAAGCGGTACTCCGACAGCCCCGACAGCGGGCGGCGGCAACAATACCGCACAGGTCGCAACCACTGCTTTTGTGCAGGCCGCCTTGCCGGTGGGGGCGAACCCAACCGCAACGGCTGGCAATGTTGCGGTCAATGGTTCTGCTTCTACATTTATGCGCAGCGATGGAGCGCCCGCCATCGCAATCTCCACGCCGTCCGTCTACGGCGTCGTGAAGCCGGACAATGCGACGATCGCCGACACCGCCGGCGTCTTATCGACGACAGCCATAACAGTCGCGGGCGCTACCTGTACCAATGGCGGCTCGTGCGCTCCAGCCGCTAGTGGCCTCTCCAACGGAGTAACGGGCAGCGGCCTTATAGTGCTCACAACTGCCCCGCTGATTCAGGGCGCGTGGGTACTCGATGACAGCACCGGCACGTTTTCTAATCTTGTTGGCGGAACGGCAAGCAACGCGTCGGCGTGCTTCGCCGCGACAACGGGAACGACAGCGATTACCCGCACGGTTGGCGCAACCTGCATTCCCTCGGATGAGCGGCTGAAGGGCGACTTCGATCACGGTGTGCCCGGATTGAGCGCGATCATGCAACTGCGTCCCGGCTATTTCTCTTGGGCCGACGCCAAGATGGCAAAAGAACAGGGCCGCCAGCTTGGGCTTGGGGCGCAATCGGTGGCAAAGATATTTCCCGAGATTGTGACGGCGGGTGGAAGCGACACCATCACTCTCGCAGACGGTACGCAGCGGACGGTCGATAACATCGAACGGCTAGACTACGGAAAATTGGTCGCTCCGCTCATCGTGGCAGTTCAGGAACAGCAGAACGAAATCCGGTGGCTTTCAATGGGCATCCTGATTTCCTTCTGCGTCGCCGTTGCAGCGGTCGTTCGACGCCGGAGGATCGCATGATGCGTCGGATTCTTGCGGCGCTCTTCGTTTTCGCGGGGTCACATCTCGCACTCGCGCAACCGACTTGTGTTGGCGATAAATGCGTCGTAGGCGGCACGCTACCCCAGGTTAATACCATTGCGGTCAGCGGGCCGATCACCGGGAACAATCTGGGCCTCTTCCCCCTGTCGCCGGTAGCGGCAGCCACGATAGCGGCGCTCTCCAATGCCCCTGTCTACAACAACGGTTCGCTTGGGATCAACGCAACGCTTACCGCGACCACCAATGGCGCACTGACGATTGACGGCTATAGCGTCGTGTTCGGCGATCGTGTCCTGGTCAAAAATCAAGCCCTGCCTTATCAGAACGGCATCTATCAGGTCACGGCGACGGGTGGCGGTTTCGCCAAGTTTCAATTGGTGCGAACCACGGACGCGCAGCAATCGAGCCAGCTTTTTTACGGGGTATCGGTTTACGCGGTCAATGGCGGGGTGAACGGGAAGGTAAGTTTTGTGCTCACGACTAACCCGCCGATATCGATCGGTCAGACAGGATTGGTGTTCACGCAATTCACGGCGCAAATGGCCGGAACTGTCCCGTTCAACACGTTTTTCTGTTCCGGCTCCCCGTGGGTTGACGCCAAATGCTTCGGTGCGAAGGGGGATGCGATTTCAAATCCCCCGTACGGAGGGCCGAACGGCGATGGAACTACCACGTCTGGAAGCAAGGTTTTCACGTCGGCGTCTGGGGTTTTTCAGCCGGGAGATTGCGCGCCGCCGGGAACGGGGTGTACTGGCCCGGTAAACAAGGTCATCGCCGTCAACGGGGCCGGGCCGACCGCGACCGTACTGGCAACGACGATTACCGGATACACGAGCGCCACGCAGGTCACGCTGGGGTTTGCGGCGGGAACCTCCATTACGAACGCGAACTACGTGTATGGAACGGACGATACCGTGGCGGTTCAGGCGGCAGCTAACCTTGCGAACACCACGAACGGAAACCTCTATTTCCCGCCGGGTCATTTTTGCGTACCTGGAGGGATCGTCTACGGGCAGGCGGCGAGCGCCACTGGCTATTTTCAGAATATCATGGGTTCCGGCACGTTCATCCCCGATTCTCTTGACGCTTGCGGTCGAGACGTTACGACGCTGACGCTTCGGGTGGGCAGAATCTCTCTTTCGAACATGATGATTCTGGGCGACAACTCGATAAACGCCACGCATCCGGCGCTCGTAAGTGCGGGCAACGAGAGTTCGATCACCAATGTCTTTTCGCAGTGGGGGACGGGGGTAGACATAACGGGAGGGGACAACATACTGCTCAACAACGATTTTCAATTCTCTTACGGTACGGCAATTCTGACTGTCAACCCCGGCGCGGGCAATGCGGCGTTCATCTTCCGAAACAAGTTCGACCAGAATGGCCCGCAGGGATCAGCGCCAGTTTTTCCTTCTGCGACCGATATTCCGGCATGGTTGCCAAATAATAATTATTCCATTTTGGGAACTGTCGTAAACAATACGGCGGGGTGCGTAATATCTAATGGATGTCTCATGGTTCTTCTGGCGACAGGAACGTCAGGAAGTTCGTCGCCCACGGTTCTTCCTTACGAAAACTCATTCACGGATGGGACGGCTACTTGGAAATTTATGGCTCCATACACATACTATTCAGAAGAAATCCAAAGCGGATTGAACATCTATAGCAACGATAACGACCATACCGGAGTTTTTTATGCTGGCGTGGTGATGGACAATGCGGCGGGCGGGTCTGGTCCCAGCGTGCTTTCGTTTACCGACGAAATTATCGGCGGCACTCTCCACTATGGTTTCTGGGCGGTTGAGGGTGCGAATTTTGCGGCGGGTGGCGGAACCGAGATGAGCGGGTGCGTCTTGCTTGCCTGCGAAGAGGCTAGGTTCGAAACCAATTTCGCGAACGAACGATTCACCGGAGTGACGTGCAACAACACGCCTATTTGCATCCATCTTAACGGCTCTGGGGGATACCTCCAAGTTCTTGGGAGCATTCTGTCCACAAACAGTGGAACAGATATCGTAATGAGCGGAAACATCGGAAACTCAATTATTGACGGTAATGTATTTACGGGGGCTATCGGGATTTTACTGAGCGCCGGAACCGGGGATTACATTGAAGTCTACAATAATAACTTTGTCAGCGCGGTAGCTCCCATCAGCAACAGTGCGACGGGTGCTCACAATATCTTTACGAATAACCCTGGCTATAACCCTGTAGGGGTGTCGTCCGGGACATATTCGCCGCTTGCTACCGCAGCGTACACTGCCGGGCCATCTCCCGAGACGCACTATCTTACTGGCGGTACGGTCACGGCGGTTAAGGTCGCGAGCGGAGGCACGACCGTCTGTACGAGTACGCCCTGCATGGTAGACATCGGACCAAACGAAACGTTCTCGGTGACGTATAGCGCCGCTCCGACCGATACGAAGTCGATCCATTGAGGAGGATGGCTTGAAGCTCCTCGCATCTCTTGCCGCCCTCGTCCTGTGTTCCGGGGCAGCGCTGGCGCAGGGCGTTCATTCTGGCTCGTGGCAGCCTCTCGGGTGCGCGCCGCTGCCGAGTATGGCGACGGCAGCTTTCCTCAGCAGCGTTGGCATCCCGCAAGGTGCGACGCTTGCGGACATTCAGGTGTCCAGCCAGAACGTCAACTACCGCGATGACGGGGTTGCGCCGACCGCGACGTTAGGGTTGACGATTTTCGCCGGAACGTCGTGGCTCCCATACAGCGGCAATCTGGCATCCCTCCAACTCATCCAAACCGCATCTGCGGCGACGGGGTTCGTATGCTTTTACAAATAACGGCCATCGCAGTTGCCCTACTGCTTGGTCTGACGCCTGCTAACGCGCAAAACCAGCCGCAAGATTCGGGTGGTTTTGCCTTTCCCTGTACACCTGCTCAGGGTTGCACGGGCGTCAACAACGGCACGAACACGATTACGGCAGGAACAGGTGTTCCGTATGAGGTGATGGCCTACGGCGCGAAATGCGATGGCACGACGGATGATTCATCAAAGATCGATGCCGCAATAACCGCCGCGCTCAGTGCTGGCGGTGGAGCGGTTGCATTTCCAAACGGAAAGTCCTGTCTACATACCAGTCAGCTATTAATTCCATTCACGGGTACATCTCCTCCCAAAATGGCCGGCCCGGTTCGGCTTACCGGGACCAATCCCGCGTGGGACGGCACTTTGAATAATCAAAGTCCAACCGGAGGTTCGACGCTTATCCTGCCTTATGCCGGGGCGGGAGCAGGAAAGATGGTCGCCAAAGGAATTGGCATTCTGGAACTTGACCACATGAATATCACAAACGGTAATGCCGGAGATACTGTTCCCCTGTTGTTTGCGAGCTACACGACAATCCATTCTCACGATAATCATTGGGTTGGAACCACTACATGCGTAGCGCCGGCCTGTAACCAAGATGCCTTCGTGTGGGGCGGCACTTCCAGCGGCGGCGGAACAGGGGATACTGCTCAATTCCAAGGATACAACTCATACAGTGAAAACGATACGTTCAGCTACATGCGCCGCGCTGCGACATTTAATAGCTCCGCTAATGGAATAAAGCATATCGGGTATACGGTTGACTATACGTCGGGCGACGCCGAGACTAATGGCGCGCCATTCATGTTTATGGGCATTGGTGGAGGAAACACCGGGAACTATGTGAGCGCCGGCATAATAGAATTGCAAAATTACTCCTATTGCACGTCATTTTTTAATGGCGGCGGCGCGATAAAAAACAACACCGTTTCCCATGCTTATTGCGGAGACCATGGCGCAACTTCTCAAGGGAGCTATTTTTACGCAACAGGCGTTGGGGAGCAGAACGTTTCTCCTGGACTGGTTGATACTAGCGTTACTCTTGTCGCGGGTGGTGCGGCGACTAGCCAGAGTTTTTTAAGCACTTATAACGGGCAACGTTCTTCGTTCTACCATGGCATCCTTGTGGACGCCGCTGGAGACTATTCCATATTTCAAAACCGAATGGGCGTTATGCTTCCGGCGAGCACGAACCCAACATACAATCTCGACATCGGCCCCGGTACGGGAACCGTCGTGGAACGGCTAAACGGAGCGTCGAGCGGAACTGGTGCTGGTGAATATCTGCGACTTGAAGGAGGGAGCGCCTATCTCGGAGCCATCGGCAATTATTCCTCTATCGTTGGTGGCGCGTATAGCGCCAATGTTGCGATCGATTCAGCTAATAAGCTGATTTCGTTTCCGGGATTAAACTTAGTCGGAATCGGCATTCAATCTCCAAACTTTAGTTTGGAGATTAGCCAGGCCGGAACCTACAGCACGAACGGGGCCGGCGCTTTTGCTATCAGCAATCCCACTACCGAAGCTAAGAAGCTCTACATGGGCTACGACGCCGCGCTCGGCACTAATGGCTCAGGCTTCATTCAATCGGTTCGCACCGGGTCTGCATACACGCCAACTGTGATTAATCCCAATGGAGGGAACGTCGGGATAAACGGCGTTACCGCTCCGGTCACAGGCACCGAAATAGGCAGTGCCTTGCAACTGGACAGCACGCTGAATGCGAATGCCCTGGCTACGTCTGGAACGGCACAGGCCGCTCTCTGTCAGGTATCTGGCGGTGGCGTCGTTGCTCTCTCTGCTGGGTGCGGTCTTGGAACCGGATTTACGACTGCGGGTACAGGGTTAGGTCAGAGCGGCAGCACCGTATCGAGCAACGCCGTGGAGCACGTCAGCTATCAGCCTGGTCTGCTGACGGCAGTGAATGCGACCAAAGCGGTTTTCCATAAATTCTCGAAAGCCGCGACGGTTGACAATATCGAAGGTTCTGCCGCGACATTCTCCTGCGTTAGCAACCCGACGATCACGATGTACGAGTGCGGTACAAGCGCAAGCTGCTCCTCGACGCCAACCACAATCGGAACAGTAACCGTGACTAGCGCCGGCACGGTAGTCGATGGAACTGTGTCTGCCCCCGCGATCACGGCGGGGGATTATGTGGCTTTTTCCATCACGGCCGGAACATGCGCCTCGATCGATATAGCGGCGACGGCCCAGGTCCATTCAAACTAAAGACGTTATTTAGGAATAGCGTAACGAAGGGGAAAGGATAGGATGACCGAACACGCTTACGTCGATGGCCGGTGTGAGATTTGCGGCGATCTAGCGGCTCATAATGTGAACAAAGATCGGCCTTGCGTGAGGCGGCCAGAACCCGCCAGTCGGCCTATCCCGGCGAGCGTTGTCGATGACATCTACGATCGAATACAGGAGCTTAGGCGTGAAAAGGATGCTCAACTAGCCGAACCGACGTTTACCGAGTGAGTGTGACGCAGGTCACATTGAAGAAACAACAAGCCGGCTAGGATGAGGGCGCGTCAAATGTGGGGCCAACGACATCAGCAGTACGATGCCCAGCATCTTCTCGACACACGCGCCATCGAAGTGGCGGCGGGAGTTGCAAAAGTGCAGGAGCGGCACGAGGATGAATGCACGCGACGCTACTCCGTTCTCGACAGTAGCCTCAAAGAGCTTCATTCAAAACTCGACCAAGGTGCGCGAGACCGCGAGGATTCGCAGCGTCGCGTCTATAGCTTGCTTTGGCGCACGGCTGCGGCGACAATCACCATGCTCTTGCTCATCGTCGGCTACCTGCTGACTCATGCGGCACCTTGGCAGGCTCTCGTAAAGTAATGGAATGGATCGATCACCTTGCCAACCTTGTCGTCGCGCTTGGCGTGATCTTCGGCGGCTGGCAGAGTTGGCATAATTCTCGGGCCATCAAGCGCGTCGAACATGCTACGAACAGTCTCATGGATGAGCGTATCGTTACCGAGCGGAAAGAGGCGGTACTGAGCGAGCGCGCCTCTGCTGCCGCTGCTGTTGGAGAAAGGACTGTGCCGTGAACTATGATGCGCTCGTCAAAGGAGTGGATGTCTCGCACTGGCAGGGTATGATCGACTGGCCCAAGTTGAAGGCTGACGGTGTGGATTTCGCATATATCAAAGCTGTTCAAAACGTGTACGAAGACCCTTTGTTTTCGACGAATGCAACGGGAGCGGACAAGGTAGATATCGTCGCGCTGGCCTATCCGTTCCTTACGTCGGGTGATTCGGAAGCTTCTATCGCCAAGTTTGATAGCGTTGTCGGCCCCACAATGCCTGCGGTTCTCGATTGGGAAGCTGCCGGGGTAATGGACTCGACGGTTCTCCTTTGGGCTGATGGGCTTCTGAAGCGGCCAACGATGGCCTACTATGGTATCGACCCGCCCGATACCATAATTCAGGCCATTGCGGCCCTTCCGCGCGCGTTTCCAGAATACAACGCATTTCCGCGTTTGCCGGCGTGGGATGGCGTATCGACGCCGGACTGGTCAAGGCAATGGCTAATTTGGCAACGCAGCCAGCGCGGGACGTTCCAGGGCGAGAAGGGGAGCTTCGACCTAGACGTGCTGGCGTGCACCCTCCCCATGTTCAGGAGATGGTGCGCGACGGGATCGTTCGCCGTTCCGGCGACGCCGCCAGCGCCAAAGAACGGAAACTGGCTCGTGCGGTTCTGGGATGAGCTTCTAGGGAAATCGTAGCGCAAAGCGGGAATTCGTGCTAAGGAACTTTCGGGCCGCGAGGGTGTGCGGTTCTGCCGCAAGGATGTGTGACCGAGGGATTCCCCTATCCCGCTAGCGCGCCTTCGCGGTCCAACTAGCAGAAAGGGAAACAAAATGACGTTTGCTGAAATCGAACAGGCGTTCGCAGCCCTGCTGCCGACGCTCATGCAGGCGGCGCAGGATGCCGCGACGGGCGAAGGCGGATTGCAGAAGATCGTCAAGCTCGCGGGCGACATGATGGGCGGTGTGCAGATCGTGCAGCAGGTGATCTCCACGCATCCGGCCGTGGTCAATGCCGCTCCGGCCCCGTAATCTGGCGATAGGCGCAGTCCTCGTTCTCGGGGGCTGCGCCGTTCCAATGGCGGCAGGGGTTGGGGTCGCCACCGCCGTGGCCGTCCCCCAAATCGTCACGATCGTCAACACCGGCTTTGCCGTGCTGTCTGATGCCGCGAAACTGGCGTGCGCTACGCAAGCCTTCGCCAATTCCTTCGGCCCGAACGTGCCATGGGCCGTGCGGCTGAGCCGCGAGACGGGGTTGCTGTGTCGCTGGTAGCTTCCTGGGGAGCGTGGGTTGGAACCATCGTTCTGACCTTCGCGATACATGAAGGGATAGCCCTGGCGACTGTCGGGGTTTCCGGCACGCTGACAGCTTGGACGCGGAAGACCACGCTCAACCAGCCGATCTTGATCTTCGTCCTCGGCATCCTCGTGGGCGGTGCGGCGCTGCACTTCTGGGGACATGGGGATTGCGGCTGATGCCCGCCGCTGGCGGGCGATGACAAAGTGACCGTCCCGCACCATATGATCGAACATGCGCTGCCACTGGCCCCATTGGTTCCACCGTCACCCGCTGCGCCATGTACGTCCCGTGTTGCTCGTCAAGGGATTGGCAATAGAACTCGAATCGGAAAGGATTCTGAAAATGGCTGAGACTATCCAGGTTGGTCAGACCGACACGCTTTCGCTCGCATGGCTTGACGAAAACGGCCAGCCGATGGCGACCGTGCCGACGCCGGATGCGGTCCCTACGTGGACGAACACGAATACCGCCGCCGAGACTCTTGAGGTTGCGGCTGATGGCATGACCGCCGTTCAGAAGGCCGCAGAGACCGGCGCGGACGGCATCACGTTCGATGTTACTGTCGGCGGGAAGACCTTCTCGGCGTCTATTGCCGTGACCGTTGAACCGAAGCCGCAGGTTCTCACCACTGTCCAGATCGTCTCGGGAACGCCAGCGTAGCTTCTGGCGTTCACAGGGCGACGGCCATTGTGGCCGGCAAGGGGCCGCGCCATGATCCATCTAGCAATTGCCGTTCTCTGGTTTCTCGTCGGACTGTGCATCCTAGTCGGCATCGGCTGGGTGATCCTATGGGTTCTGGGGCAACTCGGCATCCCTGTTCCCCCGATGGCCGTGAAGATCGCGCTGATCGTGATCGGTCTTCTCTGCCTCATCTGGTTCCTAACGGAAGTCGTTGGAGGCGGAGGGATGGGCATGCCCACCTTGCGCTGACCCTCAGCATCGCCCTCCACCGAACCCTCTCCGTAAGGCCGCGAGCGCAGCACCTTCCGTCTTGGCGTGCCAAAAGCAGCCATACTCTGGCACGTTTCTAAGCTCCCAATCAGCCCGCTCTAGCTGGGCCTGCCACGGCGGGCAGCCTTTGTATCGCCTGCGGAACCATGCCAGACGCGGGCCGTCCCATTGGGCGAGATAGCTCGACCCGGACGCAGGGTTAACCGCGCACGCTTCAAAGCGGGATTCGAGCCAGATATGTTGGAGAAAGGCGGTTTGGTGAGGAGCGTCGTAGCCGTGGGAGTTAAGCCAGGACGCGATCAGGGAGCAGAGCGCGATACATCTCAATGCTCTTTTCCATCAATGGTTTACGTGGGAGGAACGCAGCCTACCGGATGCCAGGGCCAAAAGGCAAGAGTTAAGAGGCCGAGGGGGAAGAGCCAGATCATGATCCTATCGTCACATAGAGAAACGATGAGTCTTGACTTTCTGCGCCTTATAGTCAAGAAGCCATCGATCTCCGTCGCCCATGATGTAGGCGCAGATAAAATCTGTGATGACATCCGATCCATCGGTATGCCGGTCAGGTCCGTCATGCCGCATGATGTAACGCACAACGTCTTCGATCCATTCTTTGTCGAAATCCACTTGTCCTTCTCCTATCCACTGATTAGGTGTTATGGCGACACATTTCCTGGGGCGTATCGCCAGTTTTTAGCCAATTCATGCTTGATGCTAACCGCAAACCCGGCTACCCAATGCGCACCGTCTTTGTAGTGCGCTGAGATAATCAATTCGCCCGATGAGCACGGCTCTACCGAGAAGTGGTCGAAACCTTCGCGCTCAAAGTTTCGGAACCACGGCGCTTGAAGAATCGCTTCGCGGCTCACATCGCGCACCACAGCATTATCAAAGCCAGAGAAGTAGTTCGGTCGGTATTGCCTCACATGATACGTTGGCTCGTTCATCGCGTTATTACCATTTTAGGTGTCGTTGCCGTCGCGTAGCAAGCTAGTGATGCGCTCGATCATAAAATCTCGGGCCGCCTTCTCCACCGTCTCGTCTTCTCCGTCGTCATCCCGTTCACGCAGCATATAGGCGCGGGCGTTGTGCAGCATCAGCGTCACGTCATCCCATTCGAGCGCGTGTAGCACGCGCTCGGCAGCCTTGACGAACTCGGCGAAGACGGATGGTTCGTCGCGCTCCGGGTCATAGCCTTCCTCGCGGAACGCCGCGCTGATCGCCCATGCGGCACGGTCTACGGGCGAGCGCAAAGCCTCATCTACATCGCTCTTCAGTATGAAATTCTGTGTCATCGCCTTATGTACCATTATCGTCTTCAATCAGATCAGCGGCGCGACGAAGCGCGGCGATAGCGGCTTTGCGTGAGCGAGCATCATCGGCGATGTCCTTGACGTAAACCGCAAGCTCGCCGTCCCAGCCCTGTCGAATGTGGATAGTCCAGCAAACGGGCTTACGGTGAGCGCCGAGCGATATTACGCCTTCCCAACTCATTTCGCATCCCTATCGAGGATGACTCCCATTTTTTCCAAGTGAGCGGCGTCGGCTGCATATTGCTGGCCTAGAAAATTCTCTCGAAGCATGCAATAGACAGCTTCAAGAAGCTCGCGGTCAGACATCTCAGTGGCTTCATCCCGAACTTTGCGGGCAAGTGCCTCGTTGATGTTCTCCATTTCCATTCTCTCCTGTTGTGGCATAGCGTTATGGATATGCAGGCGTCTCACGCCGGGCGTAGATCGAGCCGCATTTTGGACACTCCGTCTTCCAGGTGTTTCCAATGAAGTTGCCAGAAACATCATAACTTGGCGTGGGTCTATCACGGAACGCGAAGCCGCAACGCATACAGGTGAACGGGGCATCTGGAGGGATCATCACGTTATTCAGTTATAGCGCGAGATGCGTCTTGCATATGGATAAATTCCCAAGCCTCTTGTTGATATTCTTTCCAGTAGGGTTCCCCAACAAGCCAAATCACTCGGTCTGGCGGGTTCACTACGTCCATCCACCTATAGTCCAAGCCCTTCCGGGTATCGAACGGGTTAACGTTGCGCGCCAACGCCAACGCGCAGGCCACACGCTCAAGACGCGCATCAGCGGCGCAGCGTTTGGTCCATTTCATCAGCCACTCATGCCGACGACGTTCCCGCGCCTCTTCATACTCTAGGTGGTTCAATTCTAATCCTCTCTTAAATACAGTTTAGGCGATGTCAGGAACGAAGTGAGGGCATTTGTAATCGCCCGACACCTCAAACGCCTGTATCTGTGAGCCGCAGGTCTCGCAGCGACCGCTGCGCCAGTGTATACAATTGCGAGCTACCCTTGTGTTGATGTGACCCGCTTCAAATTTCCCGCGTTCCACGCCGCGCTGAAAGGCCCGGTCCTCCCGCTCACGTAGTTCTTTCGTAGTGAGGATAACGACATTTGGGGAGATGTTCATCGTCTTATCGTACCTTCAGGTATTGAGGTCGCGGATAGCGGCAGCTATATGCTTTGCTGCGTCGGCGTATCCATTACTGTAATTTGATTGTTCCGCGCTAGGACGCATCTGCCGTTCTCTAAAGTCTGCCTCTCCTGCACACCGCTCCCGCTCCGCAGCGACGCCGGCAGCGCGGAAGGCGTCGATCAGCCGTATAATAGTCCCCGCATCGCCCTCAGCCTCGGCGATATTAGCCAACAACACGCCCACCTCACGCGGGTTCGGCTTGCCGTCTGCCGGCGCCGCGAGTTTGGCCTGCGCGGCTTCGTAGTCTATCAATAACCTCGCCACGAGAATTATTGTTTCGGCGTCGCGCTCCGACTTTGTCGGTATATGATAGAGACGATCGACGAGCACCCTGCCGCCAATTTCAGCAGCACGTCGGCGCTCTGACTCAAACTCATCGGCCTCGCGGACTGGATCGGTCACGTCTCGTCTCCTTCCCAGAGTTCGCGCCAGAGCGGCCGGGCGCGGTAATCCTCAAGCGCGTCTTCGGTGTATTCCTGCCATGTCCAGGCGACTTTCTCGTCGTGTTCCGAAGCGATCTCAGCTAGGCGTGTCGCTCGTGCCTCGATCTCCTCGGCAGACGGCTCCTTGGGGCAGACGGAGCGGAGGACTTCTATCGCTATTCCTCGCGCCACAGTTAAATTGCGGATACGAGTTTCAATATGGTCTACTGCAATTAATACTGCCTCAATGGCGGCATTGATGATCGGCGTCGGCTTGGTCATGGTGTGCCCCTATGTGCTATTAGAGAAAGATCACCCGCGCCGGTCGATTTCGCGATCAATCCTCTCGATGGCGGCTAAACACAGCGCCGCCGCCTTCACAAGATCGCGGCGATTGCTGCTCGGCTTCCACCAATCAGCGTCCCAGGGCCAGTAGCTCGGCGGCTTCCCGCGCAGCTTCGTGGTGTCGTCAAGACCCACCGAGGCGCTCTGGCAATAGGCCATCGCAGCGAGCGGCAATTCGATAATGTCGTGCCCGTCGTCATGGTCAAGATCGAAGCCTTCCGCCGTTTGCTGGCGCTCACGCTCGGTGCCGACTTCCTCTAAGATTGCTCGGTTGAGCATCTCCGTTCCTCTCATCGTGCTATTGCTGATTTAGGCTGTGACGACAGACGAAATACTGTCGGGCATTCTTGGCAACGGCAACAGTCCAGTGCCCTTAAAGCTGCGCCATCTCCGCTCCATCCCGCGCCTCAGTCTTGTCAAGCCAAAGGCCAAGTCAGGATATTCTATGACGTGCTCGGCGATATCCTCGCTGACCCCGGAATGCAAAAAGCCTCCGCAATTCTGAACAAGCCAGTCTTGCGCAACAGTACAGTGATGGCAGGTGTGTGCCGAGAATGGAAAATCATCAACGCCGAAGGCATATTTGTACCGCTCGCCGATTGCGATATTTCTCCCGCACTCGGTACAAACGTGTGTCTTCCGGGCAACCACAAACCGCGTGCTATAAACTCGGCAAGGGTCACTATCGTCTATCATACACATGGCACACTCCGTGATTAACTGATTCAGGTAGTATGAATTTTGTCCAATTCCGCCTCACACATTTTCGCCATCAGTCGAAGCGCGGCAATACATATCATTTGCTTAACTGGCGGCGTGGTGTCCCAAACGGTTTGGTCACGCCCCAAGAGAAGGGAAAAGGACATATCTTTCCCCTCTCCGTCCATTTCGGCAAGCATCTCGTTCAAGCGGTTACGGCAACGGATCAGGTCTGCGGCTGCTTCAATTTGGTCTTCAGTCATCTTTTCTCTCCTTCTGATTAACTGATAGCGTCATGAAACTGCCAAGACGCCACCTCGACATCGCCCGCATTGAGCGCATTGGCCCGAGAACGCTGGCGTTCAATGTATCCGGCAACTCCGTCCATTAAGTCTGCCCCAACTTCGCCAGTGGCGAATATCCGAATATGTCCGCTTCGGCCTTCTTCCTCAAAAACGACACGCTCAGGCATTAGTAGCTCCAATTTGACTTTTCTTCAGCCCACGCCTCTTCTGGCGTTGAGCCATCGTGGTAGAATTCGCGCCACGCTTCTGCATCACAGTATCGCCCTGTGTTGTCTAACGCGTCATCTTTACCCGCAAGCTCGTTGATTCTAGCGACATATTCTTCAAAAGTCATTTTTCAATCCTCTCTTATTTGCCGATATCAGGATTTATAGCTTCGAACCGCTCAACTCGCTTAAAACCAAGAATATCCAGAATTCCCGCCTGCGCAAAAGCTGCGTCGCCGTTTTCGATCATATGCATGGCATGGCTCCAATTCCCCGCATGGGGATGCTTTCGCAGCCATTTGCGCGCGCCCCCGCAAGCGGCCACTTCTTCGGCCATGTGCCGCTTTACCTCGGCGCGGGTGAACAATTCGCCCATGACTCCTTTATCTCCCTTTTACGTAACGTTGGGAACGATTTCGGCATGTTTCAGCCGGTCGATTAGACGATCAATATCCGCCAACAATCGTATATTGAATGTAGGATGACCGTCTCCTTCCCACGTTGGTGTTGTGTTATGGATTAGCAATAACCAATGCCGGGCCACCTCTAACCCTCGTATTGCAGTAGAGCGCTCTTCACGAGACATGGGGAATGTTTCTCCCCATCTGCTACTGTCGAATTGCTCGTTAGTAACCGCTATCATTTATGTCTATCCTCTTAATCTTGTTTGCCCACTACGAAATAGTCACCTTTTATTCTAACACCGTAAACGGCTAGAGGGTACAGCCTGCCATCAGGAGAACGAAATTGAGGATACCCTATCAGGCGCACTCGGGTCTTGTGGGACTCGCTTTCTATAAGGTCATCCATTTCCTCATTAGAGATTGGATGGATTCGCCACCTCATTTCGGTCATCGCTCTAACCCCTTTTCACGTAACAATGCTAGAAACTACCGTCATTATTTCCTCAATTTCGGGAACGGGAATTTCAGCGGTCAAATCCACCATCCGGGACGTTGTCACATCGTATTCCTGAAGGCAGACGTAGAGAGTATCTTCCTCATCGCCAGGCGACGCTCCCTTCCAACCGTACGCAGCCCATTGACCGTCTTTATTAATCAGAACCCGCACCCTGATTTTTTCGGTTCTCATCGTCTTATGCCCTCATAGGATGATTTATGAAGGCGAGTGGCTTTTCAGCGTCCCTTTCTCGTGCGCCAGGATAGCCGGCGCGACCCCATGCAGAGCGCTCCCGGTTGGTCATCCGTTCGATAGTTACCGCGAAATCATCACGCCGCAGGCTCGGACGATCTTGCGGCCTACGGGCTTTCCAATAGCCACGCTTCCCGCGTGCGCGGCGAACTGAAGCCGATGGTTTGCTCGCCCAAATTTTGCTCACGTCCCTATACCTCCATAACGGAATTAGGCGGCATCTTCACCGGCTTACCGATCTTGGCAAACTCCCGATCGGTAAAACCTTCATCCGATCCGAGAACGATCCAATAGGCGTCGAAGTCATCATCCGGCACCACATACTCGCCAACGGTCCACCGCTGGCCCAACTTGACGCGGTAGATTCCCGGCTTCCGTCCGCTCATGCCGCGTCTCCCCGTTGTAAGGCCGTCTCATGCTTCCCGATGTCCTCACCAAGCTTAAGCCACAACGGACGCGGAAGCCGATCCATGCGCTTCTGCCAGCGCTCTTTGATTTCATCAATCACCTTTGGATCGCGCGTCGCCTGAATCTCGGCCAGGATGTTCACGCATGCCGCCTCATCATCCGGCAGCGGCAGTAGACCGAAGGCGTCCTCTTGTGGCCCCGCCTGTGGTGGCCCCGCGCTAGCGGTGTCCGGCACCACAGGCGGCTCCGCCGGTTCTTCCGACGAAGCGTGTTCTTCAAATTTCAGACCCTTTGACCATTGAGTCATGACCGGGCCATAATCTCGGCCTTTCCCTGCACCGAGTACAACACGCTGCTCACGGGTGAAATGATCGTTCCAAAGCAACTTCAATAGATCAGGATCATGACAAATCGCGTTTCCTTGAGCGATGAGTTTAGAACGATCTGATCCCATATCCAAAAATTCGGGCTTCGTCTGTTTACCTTCGCGCTCGTTGCGCCATTGGTCGATTTGCCCATCAACTACTGGATCAGCTCCAAACCAATCGCTCGGTTCGCTCACGCCATCCTTAAGAGAATTGTAGATGCGCCGTAACTGAATGATTTGCGCGGGCCGCACAGCCTCTAGCCGCCGTTGTATGCGTTTTTCGATCATGTCCTGCGTAACCCCATACGCTCCAAAGGCTTCAACCATCTTTTTCAATGCATCTGGGGATGTGTCGGCGCTAGAACGGAGAGTTTCTTCGCACTGTTCTACGGCGGCCTCAACCACGTCGCCAGGAATCACTGTAAGGAGAACCGCACGCTTCCGGCGCTGTCCCATGTTGGCGATCAGTTCGTAGATATCCCGCTCGTCGCGGAGTTGATAGCCACCCCTGTTGGTGTCTCGCCAGTGCCGTACTTGAAACTGCCGCTCATCATAATAGCCACTCTCCAAATCCCACGCATAGGCGATGCACTCGCTATAGCCTTCGTTTCGGCTGATTTCCTTAATACCGGATGCAATGTTCCCCCATCGTCCGGCAATCGCTTCGGCTAACCGGATGCTTGGGCCTGAGATATCCGTGCCGCCGCGCGAATATTGATATAGAGCGCCTTGGGCCAGCGTCGGCCGCGTGCAATCCTGAAGAATTAGATCAGTTGCCCGGATAACGTCACGCGGATTAGACCGCGCGATAATCATTCGGGCCTGAACCTCGGCAACCGCCTTTTGCTGTTCAACGCTAATAAGCCCGCGCCCGGCCGGCGCGATCTCACGCTGTTGCTGTCCAAATGGGTTCGCGATCTGCTTACCCATAACCTCAACTTCGTCCATCATTTCACCCTGATAACCCAATGCGGCGTTGCATTTGATAGTGATGCCCACGGCAGACTCACACCCACTGATAATGCATCGGCAATTGCCGTGCGATTCGGCTCTTTCTTCGTCCGGCAGAACGTGTCGGGCACGTCGCCGGTAATCTGCACCTTCGGCTTGCCGAGCGTCACGGTTGCCGTGAAATCCGGCGCAGTCAGTGGCATCTTCACGCCTCCCTCCTGAGCCGCTTGAAGCGCGGCTTGGCGCAGTCGCTCGGATCGAGCCTTCAACAATTCGGCGCGCTCGACAAGCTTCTCCATGTACGCCTTTAGGCCAGCGGCGGTCGCATCGTTCTCATTCGCCGCGCGCAGAGTGACGATGATGGCATCCTCAATGGTACTTTCGCCCTCGATCGTATCGGCCAAGTCATCATCGCTGGCTTCGGGGAACGCTTCGCGCAAGCGTTGGACGAGCGCTTTGTGTTCCATCGTGGCCTTGTACAGATCGGGCAATGTCATTCTCCTATTTGATTGGGAGGATCAGGAACGAACGTGTGCACAATCGATGCGCCGCCATTACCTATGATGAAATCCCTATACAGCCATCCGCCGGGCACTTTCACCCTCGACAATTCAGATGTGAAATTGTACTGACGCGCCGATTGATAGATGATCTCCAAATTTTCCATTAAGCGTAACTCCGTTATTTGATTATAGGGTGATTACCGAGCAACAGCGAGGCGTGGAGTTGGGGTCTCAAGCTCGATTCCCGCCGCCTCCGCAGCTTCCTCGACCGTTGGAAGCAACTTTTGAATGGGACATCCTAGCGCCTGAGCTATGGCATAGAGAGTTCCTAACTTTACGCCTTGCTGACGGATGGCGTTTTCGATTTCCCACATACGCGTCTTCGGTACAGTTGATGGGATTCCGGCGCGGACACAAAGCTGTTCAAGCGTCATTCCGGCCGCCTTGCGGCGGTCACGAATACGCTTACCTACCTCCACGGCAATAACGGCCATGAACGAAAGGGCGACCGTTGTTCCTTGCCGAGCCAGCTTAAGCTCGCCTTTCTTGTTTCGGTGAATTACCCGCGTATCGCCATAGCGATCCTCAAACTCAGTGACCACTTGGTTCTGTCGTGGCATCTTTATGTCCTTTCCCTATTGATTAATAAGATGAAGAGTACGCGTCAGTCGCATTGTCGGCGCTCATTTGTAGTGCGTCCGCTACGATCTGCGCGTCTTCCTTCGTATCGAAACCCCAAATCCAGTTAAAATAGTAACCACCTTGCGCCGCCCATTTCGTGCCAAACTTTTTGACATTGACTCCCTCGGGGGAGTACTGCCGTACTTCAAGCATGTCAGGCCCCTATGTTATGATAGCGTGTTGTCCCAAGGTTCCGGGACACAGTTTGGCGGCATCTCTGATGGCAATTCGACGATGTTGAGCCATCCATAGGTAATTCCATGCTGAAACCAACCATGCGATTCTTCGCGTTCGGTTTTAGGATTGCCAATTGTTTCCTGTAAACTGCGGATTAACTGAACGAAATCCTCTCGCGAACCGCACATACCAAACGGTCCTTCAATCTCGCGCTTTCTTGCGCCCTTTCCAATGATGAACTTCATCGCGTTATCTGCTCATAGGGTGATTAGTTTTTGGACAAGCCAATCGACAAACTGGACCACATCAATTCCGAACCAAAAGAGTACGAAGCATCCAGCTGCGATCAATTGCCCGCGCGTCAAACATTGACCAGAGAGAATGCGATGCAGGGCGTCCATTAGACTTTCCCGTGAGCGCGGCGTCCTGCCTCAAGAATAGGGAGGCCACCTTCAGTAGGAACGTAAATTATCTTCGCCTCTTGATTCGTCAGACGCTCGATCCACAGATATCGTAAATATCCTTCGTTCTCGTGAAGAGCCTTACCGACAATTTCAGTGGCTTTTGCGACACCCTTTGCGCGTTCGACTTCAGCCTCCGCAAGCAAAACCGCCGCATCGCGATCTGCTCTTGCCTCGCGAACCGTTACCTCGGCCTCGGCCTGAGCTTCAGCTAAGGCCGCGACGCCAGCGAGACGTTTGCGATAAACACCGAATCTAGGCAAGCCCCAGAACGCAAAAGCCAAGCATGCGCCGAAAATGAGACCGCCCACGATAAATTCTATCATCGCCTTATTCTCCTATAGGGGAAAATCGATCTATGAAGGCCCCGATTACAGCCAGCACCTCACGGGAAGGGCCTTTGAGTTCGACCGGCGAACAGCATGCACACTGCCCGCACCCACGCTTGCCTCCGACAAGATACGCATGCTCTCCCGTCGTGCAATCGGCTCTGCGACAACCTGCGGTCACTGGTTTCCCTACGCCTAAGCGCCCTCCATAGAACTTGTAATATCGGATCGGCCGCCGGGATTCCCCACCCCGGACCATCGGACTATCGCCTAGCTGTCCCACTTGGCGACTTGCTCTCCGTACCGCCAACCACGCAAATCGTTGGATGTGAGGTATCCCTACCTCCGATTTGCCGGCCGATCCGTCCAGCCTACGGCCGGAACTTGTCACGCTATTGCTCCATAACGGAATTAGTGGGAATTTCTTTCCAGTTGGATTTGTTCGCAGGATCAACGCACCGCCACACAGTCCCGTCATCGCACAATGCGATCACGAACGAAAAATGGTGCGTAACCGTATCTTCCACACCCGGAATCGCAATCGCTTGAAACGGGACCAACTGTATGATTTTCCTGTTCATAGCGCGTACAACCCGATCAGGCTGTCGCCGTCGCCCATTAACTGCCCGGTCAGGCCATGTTGACCATGCCTACACGCGATCCAGAGAAAGCCGGCACCATCCACCTGCACGACGCGTGTTTGCCCGCGACCGATACAGTTGAACCCTTCGTCCACCTGGACGACATCGCCGGCCTTCAGCTTGCTCAATTGGGCGTATTTCCGGCCCTTCGTGTCGGTTTCGGTCACGGCACATGCTCCCCGAGCCGCACCAGCAGCGCGCCGAGAAAGATGCCGCCTATGAAGACAATTCCAAGAGCAGTGATGAGCGTCTGCCCCGAAAGCCAGATGTGCGGCGTAAGCTGACTACGGCGCGGCTTCGGTTCGCGGACGGGCCGTAGCTTGCCGTGCGAGACGTTGGCGACGTGTAGATGCAGCGGGACACTCATGGCGCGTCGGCCTTGTCGAGCGCGGCTCGCCAATAATGTCCGCGAGCGAGAAGTCGATCACTCCGGTTTATGATCGCCAGCGCATCCGGCTGGGGATAATCCGTCGCGTAATGGCAAAGCTTGTCGGTAGCCTCCCGCAGCACCGCGATCAGCTCGTCTCGCTCGTTGACGGCCCGGACGATCAGAGCGGCGTTGGCGATCTCCTCATCTTCCTCCCGCTCGATATAAGCACGGGGAAGATTGGCCCAATGGCCGTCATCGCTGTTGTAATCACAGTGCAAATGCGGCCCTCGCGTCGGATCAGCTATCCTATAGCCAGCGCCGTCATAAACCTCGCCGCTCATTTCCCGCCATGGCCTAGGCGTTGCCTTCGATAGATCAGTCATTCTGCAATCGCCCTCTCGTAAGCGGCGTTCATGCGACTCGACGCGCGGATCGCCTCTGCCAGCGTCGCGAATTCCTCGCCGACGCAAAACGATTGATCGAACGTGTCGAACACAGCGGCGCGCTTCGTCGGCAGCGTACGCGGCTCGTAGCGCGGTTTCGCCAGCGTTGGCATTATTGCATCCCCCATACAAAGACAGCGACCAGCAGCACGCCAAAACAGAGTTCGCGCATCCACGAGTAGGCTCCCCCGTCCCAACTGTAGCCCATCAGAAGTCCTCCAATTCCTTTAGCTGCTGTTCAAGGCGCTTGTACTCGGCGCGGCGCTTTTCGAGAACATCCGAGAGAAGCCCCGCTCGCTTGAACCGAAGCGCGCATTCAAGCTGCCAAATGCGGTTCTCAAGCCAGTCAATCCTGACCGAAAGCCGGCCAAGGCGCTGCTCAGCGTCCCACGCATCGAAAGCGTCCATGCTTTCTTGCTCATAGGCGCGGTTGAACCGAGGCGGCCAGTGAACAAGTCCGCCGGAATAATTCCCCATGTCGCCCTCCGCAGTTCAGCCCACGCCAGCTTCATGGCGACGGCGATATAGTCTCGCGCCTTCCCGCCGTAACGGCGCGCGCCGCGCCGGGCCATCTGCCAGGCGGTTCGCATCAAGAGGGAAAGGCGGGTTGCGTTCATAGAGCGGATAATACGCGACTGTCGCGGCGCGACCATCGCTAATTGCGACTATCGCGTATGCGTTCTTTGCATAGCTGAGTCGCGCCATCCATGCTATTATGCGACTATCGCGTATGGAGTAAGGCGATGATGCTCAAAACCAAGACGACAAAGGCCATCGAAGCGGTGTCCGTCTCGACCGATCAATGCGAGCATTGGCGTGTCGCAAACCCCATCCACGAAAATGGCAGGCCATTCGATGTGTGGACGGAAGAAGGGTTGCTGCATGCCTTGAGTAGCGTTGAAAATCTGGGTCAGGGTCAGCACGTCTTCGTAACCGTCGTCACGTCCAAACAGTATCCGCTGAGCCGCCGCGATATCGACAAGATCGTTCGCGCGAACGTCAAGGCGGTTGCCTAAGATGGTCGCGCCAACTCTCAATAATCGCCTCACCAATGTAGGCTATCGTGATCCGGGCGAGCC